CCAGCTTTGTTCTTGTGGATTTTGGAAACCATGGGTCATACCTTCCATCAGCATTGTCAAGCCGTTTTACCGTATTGGATCTGATTGCTGTTTTCCCCATACAATCATTATACATTGACAATTTTACTGCAATTCAGTTACATATTGATGGCAATATTGACATTGATGAGATGTTCTCGGGAATATCTTTTGAGTCTCATAGTTCATATAGCAGCTACAGCTCTGTCGAAGATGCCGAAAAGTATTATATATTTAGTGGGAGTTATGAAATATTTGATCTCATTGATGCATACGATGATGACACCACGAGAAATAGTATTACAGTGGATGACTTTTCAAAATATGGATATATTGGTGACCCGTTTCGTGCCCAACGTCCACTTGAAACATTGCCGAAAACATCAAAGTCCCTATACTATACTCCTGATGAATTACGACCATTTCTGGCGGAACTCAACACATTGACATTAGGAACCTTCATTTCGAGCATATCACAAAATCATACAATACCCGATACAACAGGATTTACATTGACGGACTTATATACTTATAATTTTACTGCACATGAAATGAATATAGATGGGAGAGTACCCATAAGTGACGTCATCAATAATATTACGTATAACTTTAATCCAACCTCTGCAAACGGATATGGCAAATTTGGGTCATCCTACACTTATGATATTTCATATGTCCTTCAGGGTTATCCATTAACAACATTTGCTACTTCTGAAGGATTTATTCCTGTCTTGAATTTTATGGGCATAGACAACAAAGCTGATTCTGGAACACTTTTGCTTCCTGATATATCTGCATCATCACAAGGAATACCCGCACAAAGTGCTGTTACTTTAACTCATACGTTCAACACCACACAACCAAATAACACACTCGTAAACTTTGACTCAAATTTTACGGCATTGAACCGTTATGCAGAAGTATTCACACTGGGGAATGGTGATTTAACGCTCATTCAGAATTCAAACACCGAGTTTAGATATTTTCCAGCAATTCAATTGAAAACGGTGGGTGGTTATAGCATTTCAAATATTTTAGGTAATGGTTATACTGTGCCTGAGCTCCCACTTTCCATTTATACTGCACAGGAATTATTTGACGCAGGCGTACAATTAACACGTTCAATTTTAGACCTGTTTCCTGATATAACAGAACTCATCAATGCAGGATACACGTATGCCGATATTGCATATGCGAAAGGGCAACCTTTAACTGCCCGCGCCATTATTGGGTTAGATGCTGATATTTGCGAACTGAATACATTCCAGAATGTCGAAAGAACATGGCAGCGATATCGCACACCTGAGATACCCGATGGGTTCACACTCGATTCTTTACAAATGAGACGCAAAGCGGAAACATTAAAGCATACGTCAAATGCAATACAAGATACTGACCGTGAAAAATTAACGAATATATTGAAGGGTCGTCGTAATAATTGTACACGTGGACTCACATTTACATCGAATAAAATTGGCAATACAAATTCAAATGTGTTGAATCTACAACAAACTGGACAAACGCTGACACTTCCGACAAATACCCAAGGCGTTGTTTCTAATCCACCATATCACTCAAATGTGCCAGGAAATCGTCCACTTTTTCTTAATCCAAATACTCCGCTTTTCAATTATACTCGAAAATATACGTATATTGGCTCAGATGATAAAAATAACACATAAAATTGAAATGAAATTCATCCACTTCTTATTAAGCATCCCAAATCATACAACATAGATAGTCAACAATGAACACAAAGTCGATTGCTAAAAGTCTTAAGCGCATTACACGTGAAATCAATAAAATTCAAACCGCTTTGAACATTGAAAATCAAGCCAACATACAACATCACACACACCTTCGAGAACAAAGACGTAATATGTCCTTTCAGGACCAAGGACCACACAATATGGAACAACCACGAAAGCGCTACAATAAGTACGTCAAACCTGAAGCTATTCTGTGTGATAATGATTTAATACTGAAAATAATAAAGCAAGGTGGTCTTTGAAAAATCCCAAGAGTGAAACATGTCATGAAATATGAGCCTCGGTCATCAACATACCTACGTATCCAGTCCAAACCCACACCCACATCCACGCTCACACCCATACCTTCAACACATTTTCGTAACTTAATTCTAATGTAAACTGAAAACTGTAAAATATAACACAAGTAGTTGTTATTTCTATTTGTGTTATGGTATTATTATGGTAATTATTATGTGATTACACCATTTTTTGTAAGTAATTTCATGATGAAAAAAATCTTAACTCAAGCTTCTTTTGGTGTTCGTGAAGCACGGTATTCACACATCAAAACGCCACTATCACAAGGGGCTTTCACCTCTTGTGCTTGGTATAGATGACTATCTCCCTCATAGTCCTTAACTTTGATGTGTACGTATTCACCCGCAACAAGGTATCTGTATTTTCCCTCCCCAGTTTGAATCGTAGAGTGGTGTGTGAAAATATCTTCTCCATCAAGCTCTCCATTTTTTATTGTGACATAACCATATCCTTTCTTGTTATTGAACCATTTTACACATCCCATAAAAAATGTTTCCTTGGAGTAATTCACTCTTTCAATAGCAGATGTTTCGATGCTTTCTGTTTGCATTTTATACCATACATTGGGAACCTTTATATTCTTACACAGTGAAATATAATATTCTACTACAAGACAAATTATGACAAAATCAACATCACAGTAATTAAAGACTGTGTAAGTGATAATGTTTTGGAAATATTCGTAACGGGATAAATATCTCCATATCCCAACAAGCATCCTGTAATAACCGAAAAATAGAAACGATTAAATAGACGCTGGGCAAAGGATGGCTTTATCTGCTCGGGAGTGAGCTCTTGAGATTCCACCGCATCTTTTGTTTTATCCGTAGTTTCATCCATCACTCTTTTTTTTTCAATACTTTCGGGTAATTCAGTTTTTCCATCATCTGGTTGCATGTTTTGAATCGGGTTCATCAAATCAAACCCTTCAATATCGTGTTGATTCTTCTCTTCATTGAGAATATCATTATTTGTGATTGTGGTTTCGTTTACTTTAGGTTCAATTTCTTTCTTCACTAACTCATCACGTACCATTTCTTGGAATTTATTTAGACCGCTGAAATGGATATCATCCAACACCATGTAAATGATGGTAAATACGAATATCACAATTAATAAGTATGTATTTTTCTGTTGACTGTATATTGATTTCAATACATTATTGACATTCATTTGCTATATATATGTGTAAAGGAAATAAATATTGGGACACTTTATTCTTGGTTTCAACCAAAATAAGGTACAATCACGAAAATAATATAATATACAATATCAACGAGAACATTCATGTTTAAGAATTTTCAAAAGCGAAACACCCGACAAGATATTTTAAATGATACCCTTCCAACAGGTGTTATACATGGACAAGACCATGGTAAATCAAATACACCGAATCATCAACATCACACCAGTCATAAGGGAACATCATCACATGCTCTCACACTCAAACCCAAAGATGAAAATATGACCACATCGATATATAATATGGAAAGACGATTGAATGAATTACAATCGAAAGTAACGACACTTGCCACACAGAAATCATCCGTTTCCGCTCAAGAAACAAATGCAGATGAGGAGGTTCTCTTATTTGAGCTTCAACAAAAAGTACATCTCATTGAAGTACAATTGTCGCAAATCAACAATCGTATTGAAGAAGTGAATACATCTATTTCTGAATTAAAAACAAGCTTACATGAACGACCCTTATCTCATGATGTGAATACCAAACATATGGATAGGGATGTGGATATGGATGTGGATATGGATATGGATACTGAAGCATCAAGTAATAATCATAAACAGAGTCAAATCAAACATATTCACACACAGAAACCACTCATTGAAAGTGATGATTTGAAAAATATGGTTAATGCTTTGTTAAATGAGTTAGAATGAACAATGAAAACCCAACATCCAAAAATATAGTATTTGTGGCAAAAATTGATTTTCGTTCCATCATATGAGAATGAATTAAAGACAAAGTACTCTACACTACTATACACTCTATCATGAACGCTGAAATTGTGATCAACAATGTGCGCAAAGCCAATATATTTTGCGAAATACTTAAGAAGCTCAAAACGTTTACCGAGTCCATCACACTGATGGTAAATGATGAACGAGTATTTATTCAAGGGATGGATGCATCACATATTACCATCTTTGAACTTACACTTCAGAAAAAATGGTTTACATTGTTGCAAGTATCAGGTGGTGAAAACAAAGAATTCAGTATGAATACAACGATTCTTTCCAAGGTGTTAGCCATTAAAACGGAACATCAAACACTTCGATTTTACAACACAAATGATACGATGGATAAGCTAAGTATTGATATGTGTAGCGATAACAATGATGAATATGATAAATTCTTTGAAGTGCCATTGGTCGACCTTGATACTGAATTGATGTCTATTCCTCATACGGAATACGATGCGACCATTCAAATGAAATCAAAACATTTTAAAACAATTATCGATGGCTTTTGTCAGTTTGAATTCAATGACGTCACTATTGAGTGCCTCGAAAATACAGTGTACTTTAAAACAGATTCTTCTGAAGGCACAATGAAAACACAAATTCAAGACGAACAGTTACTTACATATGCTGTCATCGAAGACAGTCAAGTAGTAAACCATTTCAATTTGAACTTCTTGAGCAAAATGTGTCAGTTCATCAAAATTTCAGATACCGTTCTTGTTCAGCAAAGCAAGGGTATTCCGATTGAAATCAGATATAGTATTGAAGACAATGAAAATGATATGATACCCAATGATGATGTGAATGACAATGATACAACTGAAAAAAGCGACGATGATACATGTGACGAGCCAGACATTAGTGAACAAAATTATTTGCGATTCTATCTTGCCCCTTCAATTGGAATGGATGATGACGATGAACTTTGAACATAATACAAATCGTCGTGTTTCATCATAATTCATTATTTACGGAAAAAATCTTAAAAAACTGTCAGTAACTATAATAATAATTAGTATTTATCATGAAAAATTACATATTCTTTACCATTGTTTTTCTCATAACCGCCTTGTTATATCTACACCTCAAATCCCAGTTGCATGTATTGGATACATGTAGTGATATTCCCTATATTGATAGCGATCTTACTCGTGAACAATTCCACACACTTTGCAGCAAAAAATCACCATTTGTCTATAAATACGGTGTAAGTGAAGATGAAAAAATATTTGAAAAGGAATACCTCGTATCAAATGACAAACACTTTGAAGTAAATACATGTATTCCAGAGAAAATGTCAACATCTAATACGGATACAGATGAAACACAAACGACATCAAATTCATCATCATCTCATATGAATCGAATTAACATTGACACCCTTATTTTCACCAGATGCCGTATCTCATACTGGATTTGATAACGGTGAATTCCTGAAAGAAACAGGAAAATACGATATTCTATACAGAAATGATTCATTTATGAGACCAAACTTCACTGCATCATTCAACTATGATATGATCGTTTCACAACGTTGCTACAATAAAGAAGTGAATGAAAAAACACCTATGGCGTTTCAAAACAAATATTATACTCATGTTATACATTGCATTGAAAACCCGATTCACTTCAAATTGGTTTTACCCAAATTTTCCGACTTTTTTGTGAAAACAGGCACAACAACTACCAACACAGATTTATTTTCAAATATTGACCTATTTGATGAAGATTCTATCAAAAATGATAAGCATTTAAGTAAACTCAAAGTGTACGATATTGTCTTACAGTCAGGGGACGCAATCTATATTCCACCATTTTGGATATACGCATATACACCATTCAATATTAAGATGGATATGATTATGAATAGTGACAATACGGATGAAACTGGAACCGAGAATAAATCAAATGAAGACAAAGGAGTTGAACAATGCCATTCCATTTGCGTCGAGTATAACTACATGACCTATATGAATGCCATGGTATTTATTCCAAATACCCTTCAGCATCATTCAAGAAAAGTGCGCGAATTATGTAATTCATATTTCAAGTAATCAGGTAATCAGGTAATCAGGTAATCCTATTACGAAAAATCATGAAACATGTAATATTATGTTAGATATATTAGATGTTTGTTGCCATATGTGGAGTGAAAAATATAACTACATACGTCGCTTTGCTGTGCTTTTTATTGTCTACATTCCATGTAGAAGTATTGGGGAAGTTTGGCAAGCGAGTATACCATTACACGTAAAGTGAAAACGCCGTTTACCAACTCTGAAGAACTTCTGGAATTCATCAATACAAAGCTTTTCTTTGACAAATACATCAATATAACTGGTGGAAGCAACGTAACATACTTACCTCATTTGAATCCATTCAGAGACCAACTTGTACCACCCCAAAGTATTGAATATATTACAACCCCTGATATTCCATTTATTCCTTCTTTTATGCTGAAACCATTACAAGTAAGGCACAATTGGCAGAAATACAAAGCAGGATTGCTTGGAAATGTCATTACCAGTATGATGTCATTTGATATTGAAATAAGCACATTGATTCAAGATATACAACCTCGTCAAGGAGGTATGATGACACATGCCGCAACGATGGTTTACCTCATTCTTGTATGCACAATCAAGAAGAAACTTTCAGTTGTGCCACACAAAACCGTGGATGTCATTTTAGACCAATTCATTCACGTATTTTTTGAAATTATCAACGAATACATGTGTATTCATCCCGATTATGAATAAAATTGAATAGATAATCAGTTAAACGCTTCTTCGCAATTATATTCAAAGAATCTTTTATGAGTGAATTTACTCAATCGAATTCATCCGCGTTTCAAGAGGTGATACCCGTACCACCTGTGCCAACATCGCCAAAAGCATCACGTAAATACTTTAAACTTCATATTGATAATCGCCATTATGATACATATACGATTATTGACACTGCGTCAGGTGATGAAATCAATATGACAGACCCAATATATTCCCATATTCAACCATCACGTCAAAAACTATTCCATGATGACATTATTGAATATGACACACGCAACAAAGAAGCAATCAAAGTACATGCATCACCTACAAGAAATGCGTCGGCGATTCCTGGCGTATTAATATGTCAAACGACCAAAATTTATGGACGTGAAAAGAATAAATTTTACTACAAATGTATTCCTGACGACCCGCATTTGCCCCATTTCATTGTTCCCCATTCCATTGGGAGTGGTTCGTTTAATAAAAACTATAAGAATAAATACATCACATTTCGTTACAAACATTGGGACAAAAAACATCCAAATGGCATACTCATCCAAAGTTTCGGTGAGGTCAGCTCACTCCAAAATTACTGTGAGTATCAGTTAAGGTGTAAACATATTTACCATTCATTGACGCCATTCTCGACAAAGACCCACGATACTTTGAAAGCCATGCCATTCGAAGATATTATCGACCACATTCACGAAGAAAAACAATCCGTGTACCAGTTTGAAACACGATGTATCGGTAATGGATGGGATATTTATACCATTGATTCCGAGACAACCAAAGATTATGATGATGCTATTTCGTTCAAAAAAGTGAGTGTCCCTTATGATGAGCACGGTTCAAATGTCAATTGGCTGCTCTCTATTTACATTACCAACGTCACTATTATCATGGAATTCTTACAACTTTGGAACGCGATGTCTGACCGCGTTTCAAGTATGTATTTCCCACATGAAACACATCACATGCTACCCAAAATATTGAGTGAATCCATGTGTACGCTAAAAGAAGGCAAGCGACGGTTTGCATTGGCACTCGATATACGTGTCAGTGAATTTGGTACTATTATCGATACATCCTTCCATAATGTCTTCATTTCCGTCAATAAAAATCACATTTATGAAGACCTTCTTCTCATTGGAAGTATGGAATATCGTTCTCTGTTTGAAGTTGTCAAAAGGATGAATTTACACAACCCTTACTTGAAGAATCTTGAAACCAGTTATGATGTTGTTGCCTACACCATGATTCTCATGAATTATTATTGCGCTCACAGCTTCAAAAAATATCGTAACGGTATATTTCGAACGAATACCACCAATACAAAGTCAAATAGTTCTGATACGGATACTGATATTGATACAATTGAGTACAAAGAATGTCAAGATTTCATGAAAATTTGGAGGTCCAGTGCAGGAACATACGTTTATGATGAACGTACACATGATGGTGATAATGATAATGATAATGACAATGACAACAACAATGAACATGACCATAACACATTTCACATTGGCGGACATGATATGCTTGGACTCGATGCATATGTTCACATGACATCCCCTATACGACGCCTTGTTGATTTGATTAATCTTACTCACTTACAAGAAAACGAATTCGGATTAGAACTTTCTCCCAATTTTCGTCGATTTGCTGAAAAATGGATTGGAAATATTGATAAAATCAATAGTCAAATGAAAACTATCCGTCATCTTCAAACACAATGTACATTACTTGATTTGTGTATGAATAAAAAAGACATTGATACATACAATTATAGTGCTTATATTATCGAGAAAGAAATTGTTGCTCATCCAACAACCACCCATGACAATTCGGATATCCATACCCATACTCATACCCAAATCAATACATATTCATCCCACCAACATCTGACTGTTTCAAATGAAGAAATACACGATGAAAAGAGCGGGATTGTGTATGATGAATCCAATATTGTCGAGGAAATGGTATATCAATACACAGTGTACATCCCCTTTCTGAAATTAGTCGCTCATGTTCACTCCAATTTAGAGAAGAATATATACCAACATGCCATGTGTCGCATATATATGTTTGAAGACCAGTTCAAATACAAACAAAAAGTCCGCGTACATATCACGAAATAATATAAACTAAATATATAGATTACACACACATGCCATTTCAAATAACCAAAAATGATTATAAAAAAGTTCTACAATATTATAATGTTTCTATTCCAAATACACCTAAACAATTAAAGGAAACTGCTGAAAATCTCTTATCAAATAAACTATGCCGTTGCATACGTAAAGTTAAAAAAAGCGTACGTATGAAAAATAAATCACTTTCGAAGAACGAAGCATTACAAAGTGGTGTTGGTATATGTCGCGACTCCGTATTACACAAAAAACGAATTGATGTGTATGGCTTTTACATGTGATAAGACGCGTAAACTACGCCGTTATCCTAATAAATCTTATTCACTCGCTAAATTTCGTAAACAACCTAAAACACTGAAAATGAAACTTTCCACCACCAATGAGAAGAAAAGTAAACAAACCAGGTCTAAAAGAAGAAATATCAAAGGGTGTAAACATCGCACATTCAGACTATATTACTACATTATGATGGTCGTGTACATTGCTTCACATGTGTCATGAACGTTTTCAGCCAATCTGAAAAATTGAACAATATATTATCATAGACACCGTATGATGACCTTGGTGCGACATAATCACCATCATGATTATACCATACTTTTGCATTCTTCAATTTCACTACATGTCCCATCATAATCGTGTACTAAACATCCTCTTCCACGCGTAATCATATCATCGAGCCTATCATTGACATGTTCAACATCCCTTAGTTCTTGGTTTTTGAAATCGTTATTCTGACTCTTGCTGTTGCTTTTCTCTATACAATTTTCTTTTATCGAGGGTGTCGTCATTTTATGGTTGTAGTATAGACACATTATATATTTATTCCGTTTCATTCACACATAAATATATAATCCATTCAAAGTATATGAGCCGTCTTCAAAAGCCTTTTCAATTCCTTCTTGTTCGTCACGGTGAATCTATTTGGAATCACGAAAATCGTTTCACTGGATGGTGTGACATTCCATTAAGTAAGAAAGGTGAAAAACAAGCAGAAAGTATGGGACAAATTCTTCTTGAAAATAAAATCAAACCTCACTGCATTTTTTCATCCGAATTGGAAAGGTGTCTTGCGACATCTAATATTATTCAACAAAAATTAAACACACAGTTCAATATTTATCCTTCATGGCGATTGAACGAAAAAAGCTATGGTGATTGTGAAGGCGTTTGTCGTGACGAGCTTGTCAAACACATGAGCAAAGATTATGTCAGCGAATTACGTCGCAGTTTTTTCATGTTACCACCTAAACTTGACAATGAAATGAAACATGATTTTACAGACTACCAACTCAAAACAAGTGAACACTTCTATAAACATGATTTACAAAATGGTGAAACAAAAGAAATGGTACTTCATCGATTACTACCTTATTGGTACGAACAAATTATACCCAAAATTCGGAGTCACAGTTGTCCTCTTATTGTCACTCATAAACATACTGCGCGGGTCCTCATCAAATATTTGACACATATGCAACTTACAGACTTTGACGAATTAGACTTTCCTAACAGTCAAATACATCATATCAAACTTAATTCTGAATTCTTCGTGGACGACAAAATACAAGACATTACTGTCCTTAAGGGAAAACACACTGACTGACGTCAACGTTATGTGTCACTGTTGGGAGGGGAATGGGTGCAATGGTTATGTATTAACTATTTTGAATGGAGTATATAAACATATTTAGATGTATTTACTTATCGACATCAACATATGAGTGATGACTTTTATATGAAATACAATGATTACTTGGTAACTTGGTCAAATAAGGCTCGAGGATATGTATGGATGTATTCCCAACCAGAAATAAACGTTTATCAGCACATTTGTTTGATTGCCGCTGCTCTCAATGCTGGTGTGAACTTCACTGTAACCCTGCTTCCTCAAGAGGACCAAGAGCTTTCACTTTTCGTCATTGGAATCGTCAATATTATTACTTTGACATTTACTGCCTTCTATAAAATTTTTACCAGTAAAGATATTCCTATTGAGAAACAAGTGACGATGGATGCGTGGAGGAAGTCTTCTCAATCGCATTGAACGTCAACGTATGATCAATGCGGGTAGCAAAGAAGAATGCGAAGAATTTTTATCATTCTTATTTGATGAATATCAACGACTACAAGAATCTTCTCCACCTCTTTCTCACAAAATTTTCAAACAATATAAAGATACTTTGGCCCAAAACGTAAATCCATGAATGCTTCACCTTGAAATCATATACATTTATCATGGAATGACACGTTCACATTCAAAATATTATATGTGTTTTATTATTATATGTCGATTTATGGTCATTATACTCAACAATATTATGGAAATAAAATACACTTCCCTGAAAATTCATTTTTAATATCAGGCATAAGTTTTTACTCTGAACATTGTACAGACATCACATATGATACAGAACTGATTATGAAACCAGAACCAAATAATAAATACGATAAATTCGCAATATCTGTCAATAATGACACAAAACAAATTGGATATGTGCCAAATAATCAACAAATAAAAGAATTATGTAAAGAGTATATTACAGAACCATTGAAAATATTGAATATTAAATTTGTCAAAGGAAGTTATGGTATCCGTGTAATACCAAAATGCTTTTATACTTATGATAAAACGTTGGAAAGTGAAGTCTTCTTCTCAGATTAAATCCTGGTCCTTTCAAAGAGTTTAAAGATATGCTGTTCCTCTAATATACTTTATGCTGATTCATCATAAACTATATTACACATTGTATTCTTGTTATTTGTTATTGTGTTGTTCTGCTTTCCATGGGTGGTCATCTCATGTGTGTCGAGCGTATCGCCAATTCTACTTAAGTGACAAATTTGTTCCTGTGACAGAAGAGAAAACAATTTCAATTCATCACAATCATTCACTCTTCAAAAACATGAGCACTTCGTTTTTTGCACAAATCGGTTCGAATCCGAAACACGCCAAAAATGAAGATTACCATTGGTTTGATGGTGACGGAATGATTCATGGCCTCTTTATTAATGCCACAACAATGACCTATCAAAATAAGTGGATTCAAACAAAACGCCTCCAAGTTGAAAACAAATGGAACAAAAAAATGTATTTGTACTTCGGCGAACTCAAAGGTCTTAATGGGTTGTTTCAAATTTTCAAATATACCATCATGGAAATATTAAAACTTGTTCCACAAGCCAAAGGCACTGCAAATACGGCATTTATGCGATGGAACGACAAAGTATACGCATTACACGAAGGAGATATGCCATATGAAATCGTCGTCGATGACAAAGCACATAATATTTCTACCAGTCATCGCATTCACTATCCGAATATATTCAGCACCACTGCCCATCCAGTACAAGACCACCTACGAAGCAAACTCTATCTTTACGGATACAATAATTATGATTTTTCAGATGGCAAATTCATATTCAATGTGTTCGATAAACACATGAACCATCTTCATCAGCGCAATTTTTCCATGATTAACAACGGCATGACACATGATGTCGCATTTACTGGCGATTACATGATTATTCCTGACATGCCATTGAAGTATGACCCATCACGCATGTTTCGGAAAAAATTACCCATGTATTTTGATAAGAAAAGTGGAGTGACACGGTTTGGAATATTCCATGTTGCAAAGAAAGACCCACCCAAATGGTACACTTTTGATGAGAACTTCTTCATCTTCCATTTTGCACGTGCATACAAAAATGTCAACGAGTTCGTCATATTCGGTTGCGCCATGGATGAACTCCATATGGAAGACTTTGTAGACCCGAATAACTTGGAAAATACAGACCATATTATTCGCGGAAAACTTCGGTTGAAACAATTTACCATCAACACTAAAACAAACAAAACATCAATCGTGGAAAATCCATATTTACAACACATTGATGTCAACTTCCATTACAATTTGGACTTTCCCATTCAATCGAAACGGAATTCGCAATTCATATATTGCACCATATTTGATTCTGCCATGGGTCTTATTCGTGGTTACGTGAAAGTAGATACCTATAATTTTCATGAATCTATACCACGAGTTTTCTTATTTCCCAAACACATGTATGGAAATTCTGAACCTCAAGTGGTCGAAATGAACAATGAAGAATATTTGATGACATTTTCAAATCGGTTCGAAAAATCATATATTTCGCTGATCAATGTCAAAACAGGCTCAATGAACAGTATCAACATTCCTACCCGAATTCCACCTGGGTTTCATAGTATTTTCTATGACCGATAATGTTGAATCATTGTATGTGCATCATTGAGTATCGTATCTGCGTCTTTTCCTGTATACGTGTTGTGTTCGTTTGTGCTGTCGCTCTCACTTGTCATGCCATCAGAAGTATCATGATAGGCATCTTCGTAAACCTGTAACGATGTTTCTAATTTTATTACTGCTTTTTCAATACGCTCTTCTGTATCATGGACCATCATATAACTCTCACCAAGAATTTCTCCTTGCTTGTTGATATCATACGGGTCCTTGCCACCCAACTCCATTGATGTGATTTTTTCTTTTTGTGTCTCCACTTCCATCTTATAATATACAAGGTCTTTCATCAAACGTTTCACCACGTTTGTTTGAACATAAATACTCTTTCGGGTTATGGTCTCTTTCAACTTTCCAATTTGATTTGACAGTGACATTATGGTAACTATATAATTCAATCATATTTAATTTTCATTATCATTTTCATTATCATTTTCATTATCATTGTCTTAACATACGTATGAAATGTACATGATATTTACATCATATATAAACACATAAATAGGATTAATTTATAATATGATGACATCAAATGACAATGACAACACATGTATTTCTATTCAGAACTTAAATTTCAAATACGATTCTTCTCCTATCTTGGAAAATTTCAGTATCACATTCAATCATTCATCTCGATACCTTATTGCTGGTGTGAATGGATGCGGTAAATCAACGCTCATGAAACTTATTGGTGGAAAAACAATCGCTCCACCTGATACAATCAAAGTTATGAATTACGACCCATTTCGAGATGTTCACAATCCTTATCATATTGCATACTTAAACAACGACTGGGGAACAAGAACGGTTGCTTATTCAGGTTACAATATGCCCCTTCAATCTGGACTTAAAGTAGATGACATGATGGTAAAACTTAAAGAACAATATCCTGAACGCAATCAGGAACTCATCGATGTACTCAAAATCAATACTAATTGGCGATTGAATGAAGTAAGTGAAGGCCAAAGAAAGCGCATTCAGCTCTATTTAGGCTTACTTCGCCCTTTCACTGTTTGCTTGTTGGATGAAATTACGGTAAATCTTGATATCATTATTAAATTTCGACTCATGGAGTACCTCAAAAAGGAAAGCATCCAAAATCACGCTTGCATTATTTACATTACTCACATTTTCGATGGATTAGATGAATGGTGTAGCGATTTATTGTACATGAATCCACATGGACATATCGGATATTTTGATGAGAAACCAAATGAATTGTTGTATCCGTATCTTCTACGACGAATTCAATGTGATACTTCGGATTCTTACACGGGTCAGAGCCATGATGACGAAAAAGGAATACATGAATATCGAAATACGCGCACAAAAAATGCAGGTGGTTTCACACACGGTGTTTTAGTGAGTTACACACATTCGTCCTAAGCCCCTCTCACTCCCATTGTTTTTGTATTGATTGATTCCAAAAGAGGGTTAAACATATATATTGTGTATCACGTATATTCTATGAAAATCGAAGATGAAATCAAACTGGACTTCAATGATGTTCTCATACGTCCAAAGCGGTCCACATGCTCATCCCGTTCACAAGTCAACCTTGAACGAACCTTCGTATTTCCAAACAGCGACAAACATGGACAGGTGTCCCTGTTATTGCCGCAAATATGGATACAGTAGGTACCTATGGTGTATACAAAGTTCTATCAAAACATAAAATGATTACTGCATTCCACAAATTTTACACCGCTTCGGATTACCTTCAAATGTCTCAATCACCAGAGGGTCTCGACCACGATTATTTCATGATATCAACAGGTATCAATGACGACGACTTCAATCGTCTGTGTGATATTATTATCGATAAATCCATCACCGTGAAATTTATATGTATTGATGTTGCAAACGGGTACATGGACAAATTGTGTACGTTTTGCAGTAAAGTTCGCAAAATGTTTCCCACCAAAATAATTGTTGCAGGCAATATTGTTTCTCGTGAAGTCGCTGAAGACTTGGTATTGCGCGGAGGTGTTGATATTGTCAAAGTGGGTATTGGACCTGGCAGTGCGTGCTTGACAAGAAGCAAAACGGGGGTGGGAATGCCGCAACTCTCTGCCATTAGTGAATGTGCTGATGCTGCCCATGGTGTCAATGGATTTGTCATTGGTGATGGGGGTATCACATGCCCTGGTGATATGGCAAAGGGGTTCGGTGCAGGTGCGGATTTCATCATGATGGGTGGACAATTTGCTGGACACGATGAAAACCCTGGCGATGTTGTCATTGAAAATGGTGAGAAATTTAAACTGTTTTATGGCATGAGTAGTGATACCGCCATGAAAAATCATTACGGCCAAATGGCATCATATCGCTCTTCCGAAGGACGAACGGTCAAAATGAAATATAAGGGGACCCATCGAAAATACAGTTCTTGACTTCTTGGGAGGAATACGAAGCACATGTACGTATGTGAATGCTAAACGTATCAAAGACCTACCTAAATGTTGCACATTTGTTCGTGTCAACCGTCAACTCAATACGATTTATGCTTAAAATTGGGAGGGGAGGAGTGAATTTACTTATTTGTTTTGTATGTATATTTGATATTTTTATTATATATATACATATATTATACACATGGCAAGCACACTTTGTAAAGACAGTGACGCACCCCATAATATCGATAAAAATCTCATCGTGGGTGAATGTGATAAAACATGCAAACTCGAAGTGAACTATTCAAAAAGCAATTGCAAAGTTGAATATCAAAGTGATGGAATCAAAATGTACTACGATAAGCCTGAAGATAATGGTGTTCCTGTTGTCTTTGCGGGTAACCATTACGACGTGACGTACTCCATGCTTTTCAGAGGCTCCATTCATACATTTAATGGAAAATATGCGGATGCTGAACTCATTATACATCACAAGAGTCAAGATGCGCGAAAGCCACTCCTTATATGTATCCCAATCAGCGTAAACCAAAAATGCAATGAATGTTGTACCATGCTTGATGATGTCGTCACGAATACTCTCGCTAAACGGAAAGAATCTGCTTTTGAAATTGACTGTAGAAACTACAACTTGAAACATGCTGTACCCAATCGTGAATATTTCTACTATGATGGACCCCTACCATATGGAAAACGTAACGGCAGTTATGATATTGTGGTATTTCATACAGATGGTAAAGCGGCGATGCATCCCAAAACATTCGATAAAATGAAACTTAATATGAAACGAGCATTCTGTATGCCTGTTGAAGCATATGAACGCAATAACCTCTATCTCAGTAAACAACCTGTGTTGATGGCGGATACGTATAAAGTTATCACACGAAATACCGTGAAAACAGTGCGCAATATTGACGCCACCAAGTCACACACTGAGTTTATTCCCTCCTTATTTATGGACTCCCCATCCGAAGGTACTCTTCTTAAATACGGTCTTGGATTGTCCGCAGTTGGACTGATTTTATATGGCTCGTATTATTACTTTTCAAAACGTTCCACATCTACTTCATCTAATAATTATGGTTCCAATTCATTGCCAGTAAACAGCAATATTGCAAGTAATTCTAAATACTAAATGTCATTTTCTCTCTAAACATCATTGTTTACAAAACTTTTTATGAAACATTGAATACATATATTTGAATATACAAGTATTATTTCTATTTGTATATTTACACTTTTTTCATCACAACCAGAGAGAAAAGAGAGAAACAAAAAGCCAACCATCAAAAATGTTTATCTACTTTGATATTTTTGGCGCTAAACGTGTTGTGGCATCGGTCAATGATGATGCATTGTGTAAGTTATTAATCACTGGCTTGACGTCGGTGGATACTGTTTTGCCACTTACATAGGGTTTCATTTCAGAAACAACATCTTCTTCAAGAGTACGTTTCTTGACATCTTTGTTCATCACTTTCATTTCATGCATTTTTGTATTTTCAGAAGGTACTTCTTGTTTTAGCACAATGTTACTATTGCCTACCGCAGAACGACGAAGAAGTTCATATGCAGCAATCATGGAAAGTAAGGCGACAACAGGATGGCCATAGACAAACACACCCATCACCGCAACCACCACTACCACATTACCCATCATTGTATCTAACATTTCTTCAACTTCAATCGGCAATTCATAATTACTTACTAAATATGCAACTAATACTACAAGAGCAACAATATCCGCTTTTGACATATTGAGGTCCTTAGATTTCATAAGATTCTTGAGTTTAAAATCAACCATATATTATACCTCAATATAAAAAAATGAAAGTATATAAACTGGTCATACGAAGTTGTATATAGTCTTTACATTTTCATGCAATATATTGGACAACGTGGGTATACCATTTATAAAAAAGACCTCACTGAGAAAGATATCAAACAAATTAAAACCGATTTGATTGTGAAACCATTTGTTCCAAAAGGCGCTTCCAATTATGGCGGAGCTGGTGATTCACTTAAATTTATTGTTTATCGCGAATCTACTTCACGTTTCTATTTACCACGCCATTACGGGATGGATACTTTTGGCAATAGTGGCACGTACCAAAATATGCTTCCACAAGGCATACATACACCTCATATGACATTCAAAGGAACTCTTCGTCCATATCAAGATGCCATATGTGACAAATTTATTTCTTATATTTCTCCTTCTCCTTCTCCTTCTCCTTCTCCTTCTCCTTCTCCTTCTTCTCATTCTCCTTCTTCATCAAACTTGGAAAATAATGGTAACAACAATGAAACACCTTTCCTCACTGGTGGAGGATGCTTGGAAATCGATACTGGTATGGGCAAAACAGTTATGGCAATTAACATCATGTCACGAATTCAACGCAAAACACTTATTGTTGTCCATAAAGAATTTCTTGTCAATCAATGGATTGAACGAATTCAAGAATTTATGCCTCAAGTCAGTATTGGGAAAATTCAAGGCAAAACAGTTGATGTTGATGGACATGATGTTGTCATTGCCATGCTCCAGTCCTTATCTATGAAAACATATGATATTTCCCTTTTTAAATCATTCGGGTTTATGATTATTGACGAAGTACATCACATGGGGGCAGAAGTTTTCAGCAAAGCACTCACTAAAGTAGTTACTAACTGTACATTGGGATTGAGTGCCACGATGAATCGTAAAGATGGTCTCACCAAAGTATTCAAAATGTTTATTGGACCCACCATACACGTCGAAAAACGTGACCATTCCAGTAATCGTGTTCTTGTCAAAGCCGTTCCATATGTAGTGGATGATGATGATTTCAACGAAACCGAAATCGATTACAGAGGTCAAGTACAATACAGCAAAATGATTACCAAATTATGCAATTACAATCGACGAGGTGAATTTATGCTCCAATTTTTGGAGTCATTTATTGAAGATGATGCAAAACACAATAAACAACAACAAATCATGCTCCTTGGGCATAACAAATCACTTCTTAAATTCATGTTTGAAGGCATCAAAGGGCGCAATATTGCAAATGGTGATGTGGGATATTATGTGGGTGGTATGAAAGAAAAGGATTTGAAAATAAGCGAATCAAAAAAAATTGTCATTGCCACATACTCAATGGCATCTGAGGGACTTGACATCAAGACACTCACGACACTCATGATGTTGACGCCAAAAACGGATATTGTTCAAGCAGTCGGTCGTATTTTACGCAGTAAACATGAACATTGTCAACCAATGGTGATTGATATTATTGACAATCAAGATGTATTTCAGCGCCAATACAAAACACGTTTGAAGTTTTATAACCAACAAAATTATAAGGTTATTAATTGGTTACATGACCATCCTAAAGCATGCCGTGCGGATGGTAAATATTGTTTCATACAAAACAAACATGACCAAGACAATGGTGATGGTGATGGTCATGATGATGGTGATGATGATGATGAGCTATGGCAAACACACTTTGATTACAACGCCGAAGGTAAGTATGAAAATATACTCAAACAAAAACATCGTAAATCGCGTGTAAAAAACGGTAACAACAAAGGCAAAGGAACCAGCGCATATAGAGGCAAATCGAAAACTGACCATGACGATGAAGACTTAATACAACACACATGCTTGATTGACGGATTGTAACCATTCATCATGATACAATACATCACATAGGCGTGTTGTATTATTTTATTCGAATATGTAAACTCCCCTTGGCTTTTATTGTACCATCTCCTTTGCTATCATGATATATCCAAGGATGACATGTTTCTGATAATTTGGATGGCATTCCTTTGTCCCTCAAAGATATGACTAAATCGTGAAATATACTATCAATGTATTTTCGTTTTTCTTCTGGCTCAGTACACTTGATAAATTCAATCGTATTACCTTCATAATATATGATTGAATTTGCCCGACAAATACTATTTCCTTTTCCTGTCCCATCAAATACAAAGTAGGAAACAACTTTTTTGAATTCTTCAAGCATATAAGATTCATTCAAACATTCAAATTCATTTATCGAGACGTCTTCTCCAAATTTGGTGCTACTACGTTTTTCAATATATTCTTTTATCATTTTATCCATGGCGTCTAATGAACTATACAATACACCGTCTGGTTGAAATACCTTAGCTGTTCGTGGTGTATGATTCAAAATTGCAGGATTTGCTCCATTTTTTGATTTGATTGATGTCGTGTACCTCATTTTTGATTTCACCATTTCTATTGTACAATCCGCTTTGAATGCACCCTTGGCTTTACCAATGTCGAAAATATCATTGATGATTGTATTGGAATTCATACATATCATATGGATACCATCAGATGCTTCGTCGCCAAATATTTCAATCAGTTTATCATATTGGTTTTCTTGGTTCATACGAAATAATTTCATTATTATCAATGCTTCATCTTTTTCGCCCTTGTTATGCGAATTCGCATGTATTTTCAACTGAGCCAATAAATATGTATTTTCATTTGTCTTCAATTCAAGTTGTTTTTCCAATTCATTTATTTTCATTATCAATCCTTGCTCCTTTGTTTTTTCATTGTCTTCTTTGTTTGTTTCTTCTTTGTGGAGTAATTCGGATTCGAGAAGTTGATGTATTTCATCCATTTAAGATTTTTGATTTGTAGTGTATGATTTGATATCCTTTCTTTCATGTAAACGCAATCAATTTTTCTATATTTTTACCATTTTACATTGAAATAAATATGTATTGCAAATGAACTTAAAAACGATACTACATCTTTATGAAATGCAATTTGCAACAAATAATTCTGACGTGGCACCATCGTCAAACGCTAATACTGGCTCCGAATCCAACCCCACCTCTTACATGCGCTTCTCAACTTTATGGCATTCCGCCATGGAATCAAATGATTTTCCTTTGCTCGAACAATTAGTCGAATCTTCCGATTCTACCTCTCACGACAATTCAAAACAAATGAATATGGAATGGTTCCGTATTCAAATGCTACCACAACTTCTCGAAAAAATGTCTCATCACCAACACAAATCAAGTGCACTCAATGTATGCGAACGCATTTTACAAAAAATGAACGTTTATGCCATGCCCCTCTACAAAGAAACACTGTATAAATGCTTCGATTCACTCAAATGGCAAATCAAAGTCGGTGCTCTATCCGTATTTGGGAAACTCGCAAAGCATCAAAGCGATGTTGTCAAACAACATTTACCTGATATGATTCTTCACCTTATAGGATTGTCCTCTGAAATCAAAAAAGAAGTGAAAATGCAAACCAAACAATGCTTCCTCGAATTATGTGACGTCATTGATAACGTCGATATTTTGAAAATTATTCCCATCACAATTGACGCTTATATGGAACCCATCAAATACACAGATAAAGCACTTGACGAATTAGTCGCAACCAGTTTCATCAATGAAGTCGACAGCTCCACTCTTGGACTACTTGTCCCCATTCTTTTACGCGGAATGCGTGAGAAAAAAGTTGCTTCCAAACGAAGGTCCGCTCTTGTGATCGGTAACATGTGCAAATTAGTCAATGACCCCCGAACAGCCGCCGAATTTTATACCATACTTAAACCCGTTCTGGAAAGAGGCATTGATGAAATCGCGATTGAAGAAGTTCGTCAAGTTTGCCAAACCAGTCTTGATACTCTTGAACGGGTTGCCAGTGAAGCCAGCGAAATCAGTACTCAACTCATGACACACGATGAACTACGCAACCTCATTCAACAACACACTTCATGCGATGTCCCTGAAATTATTGACCTATCGACACGTTGCTGTTATGGTCTTATATTGCAAAACAACCGCTCTCCCCAAGCATGGCGCGACTGTATATACCCCTATTTTCAACATATTTCATCCATTGACATTGACACGATTATTACAAATATTCACAAAATGGCGACTTTACATATGACCGCCGATAAAGTTGACCCCGAAGATGAAGAAGAAGATTTGTGTAACGCTCAATTCTCACTTGCATACGGCACACGTGTTCTCCTCCATCAAACACCATTTCGTGTTAAAATTGGGCGCAAATATGGCCTGGTTGGCCCTAATGGCGCGGGAAAATCAACACTTATGAAGTCCATTGCAGGTGGAAACCTTCAAGGATTCCCAACAGACCTCATCACCGTGTACGTGGAATGCGAAATTATTGGAGAAAAAGCGGACATGAGTGTCATCGAATATATCATGACAGATGACAAAGTCCAACAACAAGGATGCAACGAAGACTCCGTCCGTGAAATGCTGACCTCCATGGGATTCGGTGTATCTCGCACCGCCGCCGCCATTGATGCAGGTGTCAGCACACTTTCAGGTGGCTGGCGCATGAAATTAGCACTCTCACGTGCGATGTTGCTCAATCCCGATATGCTTCTTTTAGATGAACCTACCAACCATTTGGACCAATTTGCTGTCAAATGGCTCACCGATTATCTCATCAATTTGAAGAAATGCACATGCCTCGTCGTATCACACGACACCAAATTTTTAGATGCCGTATGTACCAACATAATTCACTACGAAAATCTCAAACTTAAAACATACAAGGGCAATCTCAGCGCATTTGTTAAACAAAAACCTGAAGCAAAGGCCTACTACGAATTATCATCCGATTTGGTTGCATTCCGATTTCCCGACCCTGGTGCATTAGAAGGCGTCAAATCACTCACCAAAGCCGTTCTTAAAACACGCAATATCTTTTTCCAATACCCGACTGCCCCTCAACCTCAACTTGTAGACGTTTCTATCCAATGCTCACTTGCATCACGGGTCGCTGTTGTTGGCGTCAATGGTGCGGGCAAATCCACACTCGTTAAACTCATGGTTGGAGAACTTGAACCTGATCAAGGTCTTATTGAAAAACATCCCAATCTACGAGTCGCTTATGTTGCCCAACACGCCTTTGCACACATTGAAGAACACCTCGACAAAACACCTGTCGAATATATTATGTGGAGATACCGAGGCGGATTCGATAAAGAAATGGTTCAAAAAGATGCCATCACGATGACTGAAGAAGAAATGAAAGCATTGCGCGCCAAAGCACGCGAAGAAAAAACAGGTATTGTCGAGGAAATCAAAAAACGCAGAACTGGCAAACGCGAACACGAATATGAAGTCGCTTGGGAAGGTGATGGACGCGAAGATTCGTGGCTTACACGGACGGAACTTCTCAAAATGGGATACAAGAAAATGATTGACGAAAAAGACGAGCAAATTGCTATGGAATCCATGCTTGGACAACGTAAGTTGACCACTGGCGAAATTCAAAAACACTTTGATGGATTCGGATTAGAACCTCAGTTTGCCCAGCATACACGTATGGGAGCCCTTTCGGGTGGTCAAAAAGTGAAAGTTGTCTTAGGTGCGGGGTTGTGGAATTTACCTCATATTATTATTTTAGATGAACCCACCAATTTCTTAGACCGTGATTCACTTGGTGCATTGGCAAGTGCCATCAAAGAATTCAAGGGAGGCGTTTTCATGATTTCACATAATGCTGAATTCTATGAAGCTCTTTGCCCCGAGAAATGGATTTTGGAATCAGGACGTCTTACTGTTATGGGTGCCGAGTGGATGGAAGAAGTCGAGAAAGCGCGGAAAAAGGCGGAAAAACTTGCAAAGCGGCAACTCAATTTCAATGATGAAGAAGAACAAAAAGATGCACTCGGTAATACTATCAAAAAACAAACACCTGATGAACCACGCGAACTTTCCCGCGCTGAACGGAAAAAGTTGATGAAGCAGCGCAAAGAGATGATCAAAAATGGAGAAGATACATATGACATCGATGTTCTTTTAGGCAATATCTAAGTGTTCTGATACATACATATGCATATGAAATAAACAAAATTAACATGAATACAATATAAAGTGTATCATTTATTTCATGTATGTTCTATCATGATTACACTGGGTATATGTTCATACCCATGTATCTATTAATGACCCATGGATTTGCATATTTCGTTTATGTCAATACAACCAAGTATGATAATAGAATTACTATACCATATTGGTTCAAACAATTATATAACATATCAGTTAGTGTCAGCTCAACTGTTATCGTTGTTAACTCAACAAAAGAACTATTGAAGGCATCTCCTACAAAGGCGCTTTGCTATGATTCCACCTCCTACGATGCGACATACGAACGCTCACTTTTTTTTTACTTGAAATTCATTGAATGGTTCGATACTGCGGTTCTCATTATCAAACACAACGGCGTTATTGGAAATATATCAAATTTACATTACTATCATCATGCAATAGTACCAACAATGACCTATTACGGTATGCACCAGCCAGGTGAATTATTTGTATATATTAGTAATAGTTTAGCTCATTCGCTTATGTATACTTACTATGCTTTCCCATCACTCCTGAAACCTATCAAATCATATATCACAATGTATCAATATATCCAACATGGATGTGTGCTTTCTCTGATTGTTTATCATTTTACACATCCTTGTAATATTAATTATCCATTTTTCAGCATATGTGGGTATTTATATTTCTTTTTGGAATATATGTCTCTTATTTACCAATCGTTTAACTCATCATATTTATATCCTACTTTGATGGATGTGTATCAACATGTTAACACAACTGTTATCTCGTCATTACTTTTCGGATTGAATACACTTTATTTGATACCCAAAAATGACCATATTTACACTCTTTCTTTTGGTGCGCTTACGCTGTCTTCAGTTATCCATCATTCTTTTAAGAATTCTTTAATTGGGAATATTGACAAATTATTCACGTTCAATATTGTGATACAAGGCGGCATGCGGTTTTTCCCCAGAATTTATGAAAACCTTTTACTGTCTTCAGTTGTCTTTTTGGCATTTTCAGGAGTTATTATATTGTATATTGGAGGACTTCTTACTGAATCTATGTGCTTTCATCCTAATAGATGTATCGGGTACCGATATCATTCACTCTTACACGTATGTAGTTGTGTTGGTCATTTATGTATCACTTCTTTGATATAAAAGACCTCATGTTCATCAATTTATTCATCACATTATCACTTACATATGTCAAATATATAAGTGATAATTTCATTTACATCTTCATTCACTGTAGTCCATATTCACTTTCATTTATGTTGTTATTGTTGTTATTGTTATCATGGTCATCATCCTCATCATCACTTTCACTATCACTGTCGTCACTATCATAGTCACTATCATCGTCACTATCACCATAATATGAACGGTTTGGGCGGGTATACATCATAAAATACATATTCCACACAAATAAAATCACCGCAAATATACCAATGTACATATCCTTATGTGTATACGCTCGGTATAGCAATAATGGGGAAAATACAAATATTGCCAATGCGCGACCAGGTTGGTCATTGCAAAAGGAAAACCTTGACGACGTGCCATGTGTATGTTCATCTTCATCTTCATCTTCATGATGTTCATCTTCATCTTCATCTTCATCATACATGTTACGGCTACTTACCACACGTTGTTCGTCTTGAATGGGTTGTGTTGGCGTGGAATGTGTCACCGAAACATGGGAGCTATTTTGTCCCTCATTTACAGGTTGATTTTGGAGCTGAGGTTCGCTTTCGATTCCGCGTTGGGGTTGGCCATTTGGTATCGGTTTTGAATCTTCGTTCATAAATACGCCGCTTATACACTAAGATAAAGAAACTTTATTTTATGTTTTTACACGTACATGTTGAATTACCAGGATTTTAGGATTTTAGGATTTTAGGATTTTAGGATTTTAGGATTTTAGGATTTTAGGATTTTAGGATTCTTTTGAGAAAGAACTTAAATCTTAAGGAAATAATGTATAGTATAGTATTCCATCAAATGACGATATCAGAACCAACATCAGAACCAACACCAACCCCACCATCAACCCAAACACCAATAGTAACACCGAATCGTATTAAGCAAATGGAAGATATTCAACATCAAGCTTTAGAAATGTTTCGACGTAAAAATGCTGATTATGGAGATGCCTTTGCTAAATTTGGAGTCATTGGTGTCCTTATGCGCATTGAAGATAAAATTCAACGTGCGTTAAGTATTTCGAAAAGCCAAATTCAACTTGTCAAAGACGAGAAAATAGAAGATACACTTCTTGATTTACATAATTATGCTGCCATGGCACTTATGCTTTTAGGTGAAGAAAACTAAAGACTCTTTTGTCTTTTATATTTCATCTTTTGTCTTTCATCTTTTCGCGCATGTTGGGAGGTTGTTTTGTTTTGTTTTGGAGATTATGAAATCTTTTCTGCGTAGTTTATATAGTATGTCAAAAAGTAGCAATGAGGAAACAATCCACAACGAGAAATATTGTAGTGATGCTAACCCTAGCGAATGGTGTAATAAAATTTGTGATCACGGCCAGCCCTCAAAGTTGTGCCAGAAATATATTGATAATAAAAAAAAACAGCAAGAAAACCATAGCGCAAATTCCAGAGAACAAACTGACAATGGCAATGGTACTGAACAACACGCTGATAACGGTAATATTTCGAATCCACCCCCCCCCTGTAATGCAGGTAATGCAGAATGCCAAGAAAGGAAAAAAAATATAGAAATAACAAAACGACAAACTGATACTCTGGCTCATGCGAAAAGTGATTTAGAAATACACAAAAAATTTTTAGAGGAGTTTGATAAAACACAAGAGGAAAGAAGAAAAGCAGAAGAAGAAAAAAGAAAAGCAGAATAACAGCAAGACTGTCTGCTGCGTCTGAGCATGCAGTACCTGCGACAGGTGGTGCTCGTAAATCACGTAAACATAAACGTACACGTAAGCACATGCGTAAGCATACACGTAAACATAAAGTGATGAAATCCAAGATGACTAAATCCAAAAGCAAGAAAGTCATGCAAAAAGGGGGATTTGGCCAAAAAGTTATGAACAAGTTTTATAAACAACAAAAACAAGACACACGTAAAAGCCTTGATAAAGTCAGGGGCTTAAGACTTACTAAACGTCGCCGCGAGTACTACGAAACCAAGAGACAAAAACATGTTACAGATGGCATCAAAAAGATGCAAAATAACGGTCATTAGAATAATCATTTCATTTCAATTCAATTGTAAGATAAGTTGTTCTTACCATTGAATATACATATACATACACATATATACATACACTTTTATGTATTACACAGGACATGGCTTTCGCCCATACTTATTTTTAGGTATAGTCAGTGACTTCGCAATGGTCTTGATGACCTTGTTAAATTCCTTTTCCGATGCATCCATGTATTGTCCTATGATTTCAATAAACAAGTCGTTGTTGGGGTCATCCATTTTTTTGCAGTTTGGGTGTGCTCGGATCCACTCTGGAACACATGCCAGATTGCGGTTTCGGATATTGTGTATGGCCGTCTTGATGCTGCGATTACGTTCATCTTCCTTCTTCCACGACTCGTCTTCCTTCACATAGAAGGTTTCGCGCTTCACATCCGTACAATGAATAGGTCGTTTGGTGATATCCAGCTCATTGATGGCATCCATGATGATTTTGGAGACACCTTCAACAAAGCCGTGCTTGCCTGTATACTCAAGCTGGTCGAAGTCATACTGGAGTGACTTGACAAAGTCAATAAGAGGTATAGCATCTTTACATTGCTCATTCAAAAAGAAATTGAGGTTGAATTGATTGTTGTTGTTGGTGGTGTTATTATTTGTGGTGTTATTGTTTGTTGTATTCCCAACTTTTGGTATTAATTCTGTTAACTGCCGCTGTTGGTCCGATATTTGTTGTTGCTGGGTTGTCATTTGCTCTTGTTGGTCCGATATTTGTTGTTGCTGGGTCGTCATTTGCTCTTGTTGGTCCGATATTTGTTGTTGCTGAACAATGAATGCTTTTTGCAGCTCTTGGTTTTGTTTCAATGATTCTATAAACATTTGCTTGTAATCAACATCTTCCGTTTGAGATTGCTCAATATCTTGTGTATGGTTATTGTGGCAAGCAGCACCATTACCAACATCATCATTACCATCGTCATCATCATCATTATGAGTGTCTTGAGTCGAAAAGTTGCACTTTTTACGGTGCTTCCATAATCCACTGTTATTCACGTATTGTTTTCCACAACCACACTTAAATTCATTGGGCATTTTAACAGATTTCCCAATTTCCAACGATGATTTCCTTTTATGTTTACTGGTTAATAAATGTGTGTTATAATTACTTTGCTTACTACATCCAAAGTCACAAAAACTACAGTAAAACTTTTGAGCATTTTTATCGTCTTCAGGCACGGACATTATATCTATTCTATAATATATGGATATAATATAATGCCTCAACTTGACGAATCGCCAAAATAGGCCCTCAAAAGTGGAAAATACTGGCATACTGGGAGATTATCTGGGATTCACGAAAAAAATGTATGCTCACAAAATGAATGGGAGCCATTTTTTTTGAGACCATCATGTAGGAAACCCACTTTTCCCCATATACCCTGTTTTCATTTTCATTTTATAAAAGTCTCAAGAATTTTGAAAAATGGACAAAAATAAATGTCCAAAATGAGATTTTCAAAAATAGTTTTGGAAAAAAAATAAAAGGTGGGTATTGGGAGGGGTCATGTATACATTAAGAGCTTATTTATTCGATGATACAATGTTTGCGACCATACTTGCTCTTAGGTATAGTAAGTGACTTTGCAATTGTCTTAATGACCTTGACGAATTCCTTCTCTGCCGCATCCATATACTGTCCTATGATTTCAATAAACAAGTCATTGTTCGGGTCATCTATTTTCTTGCAGTTTGGGTGTGCTCGGATCCACTCAGGAACACATGCCAGATTGCGGTTCCGTATATTGTGTATGGCCGTCTTGATGCTTCGGTTACGGTCATCTTCCTTCTTCCACGACTCGTCATCCTTGACATAGAATGTCTCGCGCTTCACATCCGTACAGTGTATAGGTCGCTTGGTGATATCCAGCTCATTCATTGCATCCATGATGATTTTGGACACACCTTCAACGAAGCCATGCTTGCCCGTATACTCAAGCTGGTCAAAGTCATACTGGAGCGACTTGACAAAGTCAATAAGAGGTATCGCATCTTTACATTGCTCATTGAGAAAGAAGTTGAGATTGAACTGATTGTTGTTGTTGGTGGTGTTATTATTTGTGGTGTTATTGTTTGTTGTATTGTTATTGGTTGTATTCCCCATCAATGGGATGATTTCAGTCATCGCTTTCACTAACTCTTGGTTTTGTTTCATTGACTCGATAAACATTTGCTTGTAATCTGTATCTTCGCTACTATATTGATAAATACTATCATTCACCTTTAGTTCATCATCACCCTCAATTGCATTTTCCTCTTTGATTTGATTGGATTCTTGTGTTGTAAAAGGACATTTTCTGCGATGCTTCCATAACCCACTTCTATTTGCATATGACTTTCCACAATTACACTTGTAATCAGGTCTCGTATTATACGTATCCGTTTTTGCTCGTTTTGTTTCCATTTCATGTTTTGGTGTAGATATGTGACGTTTGTAATCGGATAAATACCTACATTTAAAGTCACAAACTTCACAGTTGTATTTAAATTCGTTTAAACTCGGTTTTATTGATTCCATTTTATATTATATAGAAACATTAAATACGAGAAAATCTAACGAATCCCCTAAAATAGGCCCTCAAAAGTGGAAAATACTGGCATAATGGGAGATTATCTGGGAGTCACTAAAAAAATGTATGCTCACAAAATGAATGGGAGCCAATTTTTTTGAGACCATTATGTAGGAAACCCACTTTTTCCCATATACCCTGATTCTCATTTCAATTTATAAAAGTCTCAAGAATTTTCAAAAATGGACAAAAATAAATGTCCAAAATGAGATTTTCAAAAATAGTTTTGAAAAAAAATAAAAGGTGGGTATTGGGAGAGGGGCATGCAAAACATTAAGAGCATATTTATCATAAGACATAAACACTGCTACCATGGTTGATGTGTATTCTGGGTGGTATAGGTATATTTGTCATTACAATGAATCCTTTGTGACATTCCTTGTCCAAATGCACCCATATAGTGAAGTATGACTCTATGCGTCGCTTGAGTGTATACTTGTTTTTTTGAAACAAATAATAGTCAAAGTGTATTTCAGAATAAAAACTAAAGATAAAGGTAGAACAACTATAAAAATAAACCAAGTCAATGCGACTCTTTCAAATACTGAAAAATCCATTCAGAAGTCGTAGTAATAATACATCAGTTGTTGTTCCAACAACTCATCAATCAGTAACACATATATCCAAAATAGTACCAGCTACTATAGTATCGGATTCTGCGTTATCTATGACTGAGGCATGTGAATTGAAATTTGAAGAACATCAACCTGTATCCACATGTGAAACCTATCCGATTGCTTCACCTTTACTTATTTCATGTGAAGAGTCAGAAACACCATCTACACACGTAGAGCGTCGTAATGAAGAACATACACAAGAAAATGCTGAAGAAAATACACGAGCAAATACACAAGAAAATACACAAGAAAATGATCAATCGAAAGAGTGTTGTACTAATATTCTAATCATTTTGTGTCTTAGCACATGGTTTATCGTATCATCATAGTTATGTATCATTATATGTAATCAGTATCGTCATTACATATAGTTGTTTGTTTTGTCAGCATTTACACCTTTGAATATTAGACTAATCCTTATTCGTTGTCTTCATTGTCCTCCTTATCCTTTTTGTCTTTTTTATCCTTCTTGTTTTTCTTATCCTTCTTGTTTTTCTTATCTTTTTTGTCTTTCTTCTCATCTTCCTCTTTATCATTTTCGTCCTCATCCTCATTCTCCTCTTCTCCATCATCGTCGTCATCTGACTCTATATCGTCTTCTTCAACATCCTCTTCTTCCTCGTCTTCGTCATCTTCATCCTTTTTGTTTTTCTTATCCTTCTTATCTTTTTTATCCTTTTTGTTTTTCTTATCCTTCTTCTCTTCTTCCTCATCATCATTTTCGTCCTCATCCTCATTCTCCTCTTCTCCATCATCGTCGTCATCTGACTCTACATCTTCTTCCTCATCTTCATCAACATCATCGTCATCGTCTTCGTCTTCATTCTCTTCCTCGTCTTCGTCATCTTCATCCCTTTTGTCTTTCTTATCCTTCTTATCTTTTTTATCCTTTTTGTCTTTTTTATCCTTCTTGTCTTTCTTATCCTTCTTCTCTTCTTCCTCGTCCTCATTTTCGTCATCTGACTCTACATCATCGTCGTCATCTGACTCTACATCTTCTTCCTCATCTTCATCAACATCATCGTCATCGTCTTCGTCTTCATTCTCTTCCTCGTCTTCGTCATCTTCATCCCTTTTGTCTTTCTTATCCTTCTTATCTTTTTTATCTTTCTTATTTTTCTTGTCTTTCTTATCCTTCTTCTCTTTTTCCTCATCATCATTTTCGTCATCTGACTCTACATCATCGTCGTCATCTGACTCTACATCTTCTTCCTCATCTTCATCATCGTCATCGTCTTCGTCTTCATTCTCTTCCTCGTCTTCGTCATCTTCATCCCTTTTGTCTTTCTTATCCTTCTTATCTTTTTTATCTTTCTTATTTTTCTTGTCTTTCTTATCCTTCTTCTCTTCTCGTCTCATTTCGTCTCTCTCATCTCTCTCATCAACATCATCGTCATCGTCTTCGTCTTCATTCTCTTCCTCGTCTTCGTCATCTTCATCCTTTTGTCTTTCTTATCCTTCTTATCTTTTTTATCTTTCTTATTCTTCTTGTCTTTCTTATCCTTCCTTCTCTTCTTCCTCGTCCTCATTTTCGTCATCTGACTCTACATCTTCTTCCTCGTCTTCCTCTTCCTCTTCCTCTTCCTCTTCCTTCTCGTCTTTATCCTTCTTTTCTTTCTTATTTTTCTTGTCTTTCTTCTTCTTATCTTTCTTCTTTTCAGCGTCCTTATCCTCTTTCTCCTCTTCTCCATCATCTTCATCTTCATCTTCATCCTTTGCACGAATATACGTGACATATGAATTAAAATAGGTATGTACAGGTTCAAATATGGTGGTGAACATATGAGAAAAAATAGATTTCTGTTCAACACTATTGCTGTCGCGTCTTCTTAAATAATTATCCCTCATATTATCGGTAACAAGCTCCATGTCATAATGTTGAAACTCATTTGCAAACACTGTTTTTGAAACGAGCGCGAAAATCCATAATATTTGCATCATGGTAGTATACTATAACACAATGATATAATTTTAAGTTATGATTCCATAATCAGTCGATAATTTATCGATAATCAGTACAATAAACGAAAATGCTCCATACGTGTTTTGTCCGTATCGAAACAATACCCATTTACGTCGATGTAGCCATTTACAAATACACTTAATGTCGGGTCGCGGTCATTGTACATACCACCGACACCATTACCAAATGAAAGTTTTGACTATCGCGAACATGATGATGAAAGTACAATTGTGTCTATTGTCAAAGAGACGGAATACTAATTCATTTCCAGATACAGATAAAATTGATTTTGAATATTGTAACTTGTACATTGTATATTGTATCAAATAAGAATGGAAATGGAAACTGCAGTTGAAATGGAAAATGAAAGCTTGACACGTCCCACCAATTACGAATGTGGTGTTTGTTTGGAAATATTAGACCAACCAGATACACACGCATACACATACACATACACATACACATACACATACACACGACAATACTGGTATTATATCTAAATGGAAGTGTAACCACTACTTCCACAAGGAATGTGTCGCCAATTGGCATCATAGTTGTCCGCTGTGTCGGAACAGAGAATGCCGTACCGAATTCAGAGGAGTCATATTGAACACACCACATACACCTTCAGTGGGTAGTTATGAAAATGATTTTCAAGGTGGTGAAGAAAATGACGTCATGATTCATCCACAGCATCGTGTACATCCCGAACAATACTTACAGCAATGGCCATATCAGTCATGTATCCGTAATGGACATTCAATTCATTTTATGAAGCCGAATGGTGTATTAGGAATATGTCGTCAGTGCGAAATCATCAAAATGTACAATTACATTCCTGGAACAGCAGTGGTTGAAACGCATGCCGTTTCAGACCAAGAAGACCAAGAAAGAGGTGTTACCATCGATGCATAGGTACATCACTCCCCCTCCTCATCCCCCTCCTCCCCTCCTCCCCTCCTCCCATATAGCATGCCAATTCAGACTACCAGACTACAAACAATGATGTTTGACATATTTGTTTTTCAGAAAATTGAAAAGTTATCTTTTTCTTTGTACCCAATCCATATTATACTCTACAAAGTAAAATTGAATTGTATTAAAGCTACCTTTATAATATAATCAATACATAGCAAGACATGTCACATGGTCACAATAAGCAACATCATAACTCCAAACAACGTTTCCAAAAGTATCCACCATCCCGTCAGAACCAATCCCAAAACAAAGCAAAACTGAATCGAGATGGAGTTTCCAGCATACTCAATACATTTGAAGAGGAAAATAGAGCCCGTATTCCATATTTGGATGCACTTCACCGTTTTCCGAAGTGTGAACTTTCATATGGTCAGTTGGATCATACCAAAGTTCAATATGACATATACGCTGCTATACCTGTTGGTAAGAAAATGATGGCATGGTTCACCTATTATGACTCCCAGTGTGTATGCTTTCTTGTCAACACCGACCGTGGTGGGTCACCCATCTCTATTGAAATGACCACCGCAAATTTTCATCCTGACTTGTGCTTGAATACTGTCCTTTACGGCACCGTCATACATTACGATAAATCCCCATACTTCTGCGTTGAAGATGTATGCTTTTACAAAAATAGAAATATGTCTTATCGAGCTAACCGTGGTTTCTCAAATAAACAAAAATATGAACTGCTGACGTACATGATGGAACATGAAATGAGTCAGACCAAGATGCTTCCTTCGCATTTATCTTTCATGCTCCCATACATGACATCTACGCGCGAATCCATTGTCGATTATATTTCCAATCTACCTTACAAAGTGTATTGCATTCAGCATATATTGCTAAAAAATAGAAAATTAATGAATGAAGTGATACACCAAAAAACACCACAAACACTGAAGGCTACCTTTCGTGTTCGTGCGAATGTACAAAATGACATATATGAACTGTATTGCTTTCATGACAATTCAATGGATTACTTCTATAATGTTGCATGTATTCCTGACTACAAAACAAGTGTCATGATGAATGGCATATTCAGAGATATCAAAGAAAATATTAATTTGGATGCATTGGAAGAAAGTGACGATGAAGAAGAATTTGAAAATGTTGAACATGATAAATATGTTGATTTGGATAAAGTGGTACATATGGAGTGCCATTACAACCATACTTTCCAAAAATGGGTACCTCACAAAATGATTGGGTCTGACCCGAAGTCAAGCTCAAATAGTGGAGCCAGGATTGCGAATTTGAAGCAAATTGGGGAGTTAGTACGGGGCTTCTACGTTCCTAATTCTCAATCAAATTCCAGTAAAAGACACAACCATAACCATAACAATAACCATAGTACCAAACGGTATAACACACCATCTAACCCGCAAAACTAAACTAATCTAATCTAAACCAAACTAAAATGATGTAACACAAGTGTTCTCTTTTTCTTTCTCCTCTATTTTTCACTTTTTCATAAGTTTCACGACGCACTTATGAACAAGTATCAACCAGTATGAAGAAGTATGAATAAGAGAAAAAATTGATATCAATCCATTGCAATTACTGGGTATACACAAAAGAAAATGACAAGAATCACCCGTAGAACTGCCAAACCCAGCCCCCGTGCTGCTGCTCAGAAAGCTAATTTCAACCGTCGCGAACGTGATGCCACCTATATCCATCTTGACAAAGTATTGGAAAGAAATATGGGGGCAGTCCGAAAGTATGTTTACCCAATCTGGCAAACTTCGGATTGAGTTCACTGGTAAATCTCGGCGTGGCGATTTAGATGGTGATGATATTGACAGCGATGACGAGTATTACAATACCAACAGCAAGTATTCAAATGATGTCAATGAAGATGGCGACGCGAGTGATGATGAATATCAGTATCCGTCCAACAACGATGGTCATGGTCACATGCACATGTCTGTGAACTCTAAAAAGGTCACAACATATAAGAAAAAACATGGCTATGAAGATGATGGGTTCATTGTGGACGACGACGAAGAGCCTGTTGTATACGATGATGATGCATCGGAAGAAGAAGCACTTTTATCCGAATATGACTCGGATGTAGATTATAACTCTGAAGAAGATTTTGATTGATTGATAAACCAACCCATGACCTAACCCTGACCCAAACCCTAACCAATTACAATAACATAATAACACAACATACAATTGAGTTCAACTCTATATGATTGGACTGTTTTCAACTATACACATTGTTTTTCTACCGTATTTGCTCTTAGGTATAGTCAGCGACTTTGCAATTGTCTTGATGACCTTGACGAATTCCTTCTCTGCCGCATCCATGTATTGTCCTATGATCTCGATAAACAAGTCATTGTTGGGGTCATCCATTTTCTTACAGTTGGGATGTGCTCGGATCCATTCTGGAACACATGCCAGATTGCGGTTTCGTATATTGTGTATGGCCGTCTTGATACTGCGGTTACGGTCATCTTCCTTCTTCCACGACTCGTCATCCTTCACATAGAAGGTTTCGCGCTTCACGTCCGTGCAGTGTATAGGTCGCTTGGTGATATCCAGCTCATTCATTGCATCCATGATGATTTTGGAGACACCTTCAACGAAGCCATGCTTGCCTGTATACTCAAGCTGGTCAAAGTCATACTGGAGTGACTTGACAAAGTCAATAAGAGGAATAGCATCTTTGCATTGCTCATTGAGAAAGAAGTTCAGATTGAACTGGTTATTTGTAGTCGTATTATGTGTTGTATTATTAATGATGGAAGTATTACCACCTACTTTCGGAATGACTTCGGAAAGCTGTTGCTGTTGTGTCATAACAGTTTGCTGTAACTCTCTATTTTGTTGCATCGCTTCGAAAAACATGTCTTTTAATTCTTTGAAGTGAAGACTATCTTTTTCACTGTCATTACTTTTTACACTATCAAGCGTACCTCCTTCACCTTCTTTGTCTTGTACAGATACCTGAAATGTACACTTTTTTTTGTGATACCATAAACTATTACGTGCACTGTATACTTTCCCGCAATCACATAAGTACTCGAGTTTACTCGATTTACCGTTCGATAACGTTCTATATTTGTGCTTTGCTGTCGAAAGATGTTTGTCATAGTCACTCTTATACCTACATGTATAGTCACACATTTCGCAACAAAATAATGACTCGATTTTACTCGAGTTTCTCATTCTAAACGTTCTATATATTATGGTATATAAAACAAAATTATCACCGACGAACCCCCAAAATAGGCCCTCAAAACTGGAAAATACTGGCATAATGGGAGATTAACTGGGAATTGCGAAAAAATAATATGCTCACAAAATGAATGGGAGCCAATTTTTTTGAGACCATCATGTAGGAAACCCACTTTTTTCCATATACCCTGTTTCCCTTTTCATTTTATAAAAGTCTCAAGAATTTTGAAAAATGGACAAATATAAATGTCCAAAATCGGGATCTCAAAAATAGTTTTGGAAAAAAATAAAAAGGTGGGTATTGGGAGAGGGGTATGCAAACAATAAGAGCATAATGATTCGATGATACAATGGTTGACACCATACTTGCTAATCAGTATTGTCTTGGTGAATCCATTCTCTGAAACATCCATGTATTGGGTTAGGTTTTCAAAGACTACGTAAAGTACACTGTAAATTATGTAATATTATACCTAATAATTTACATAATTCGTTAATGATGTTTTGATTGTGCTTTCTTCTTTTTCAATGATTTCTTCTTTTTCAACGTCTTCTTCTTTTTCAATGTTTTCGTTTTTTGTTTTTTAAGTGTTTTGGTTTTTCTGCCTCCTTTGTTTGCACTGCCCCCAGTTTGGGAGTCATTATTAATTTTATACAAGAATCCTTTACTTGTACTCAAATATAATACAGAATTAGTGTCTTCTACATTATCGTATGCGTTCAACAAAATAAAAGCAGCTCTTACTGTAGATGGTTGGTCACCATTTGTCAATAAAATATTTTGCATTGAATTGCGTGTTTTAGGTTCAGTATATCCTCCTCCTTCGACAACCGCAGTTAATTCTTGACCAAAATCACCTATCATTTTTTTGGATGCTATTTGAATTAATTTTGATAATTTAACATCATTTAAAAATTCATCCCAATCGGCCCCACCAGCTTTTTGAAACGTTTCTTCAATATAATTCAATAATAATTTGAATGTATTATTTGCGGATAACACATTTTTTTCTTCCATAGTTGATTTACCTTTACCGATTTTAGCATGAATATTACATTCATACACACCGAAACCATCATAGATTGTGTAATAGTTGACGGTTGTTTTCCCAGTTTTGTTATAATTAATTTCAAGGTTAAATTCAAATGTTTCCTCTTCACTTTGTAATGTAATGTCTTGATTATTATTCAGCAATTTTGATACATCACCTGAACTACATGAACCAAATGTTCCTTGAGCATCAAGTATAGATGTAATAGGACATAATGTTGAATAACCACTTTTACCTTTTTTTAATTCATGGATTATTCTACCTTTACCCTTTCCTTTATCTTCTGTTACAAAGGCATTATTAATAATTTTTATTGGTTTATCTTCGTTGGGCTTTAGAACATTATCGAGTTCTTCTTTATATTTTGCTTGTGTTATTTCATCTGAATGTTCATAAATATAGTCTAACTGATTTGAAAATGTATCAAATAACGCTGTGTCAAGATATGATGGAACCTTTCCTTCTTTTGCTATTTTTATTAGTAATTCTCTTTCTGTTTTGTAGAGTTCACCGTTTTCCTTCATGTCACCATCCTCTTTATCTTTAAACTCGTTGTAATTTTTTTTACTTTTTGTTAATATACCTTTTGTTAGTGTTTTTAAGAAATTATTAGCAAGCATTGTCCCTTCTTTACTTACACTATCTTCGCTTTTGGACGGTGACTCTGTGGTAGAGGCTGGTATATATATATCTTTATGTAAGTTATATTGCTTCCTTAAAAATGAAAATACATTGACGTATAAATCACGCAACATACTTACATAACTTTCAATATATTTATCTTTATTTCTTGAAGCACCTTTAATTTTATCGTAATACGATTTAATATCTTCTTTGAAATTTTTATGATTATATTTACTAATTAAAAAATTTATAGTTTCATTTTTAATCTTTTCCATTGAATCTGGTTGAACCTTAAACTTGCTCTTCATTTCTTCAGTTATATTTAATATATTTGTTTTAATAACGGTTGATACTTCTGTTGATACTTCCACTACTTTTTTTGGGTCTTCTTGTAAAATGTTTGTTAACGCATTCATAGGTTCAATATCAAAATACTTACTTATAATTTGTGCTGGTGTTTCATTTGGATTACCACCTAACTGAGTGCCAGGGGGAGAATGATAACCAGAGGGAGAATGAGAACCAGAGGGAGAATGAGAACCAGAACCAGCACTTTGATTTGTGTTAGGGTTAGGGACATAACCCTTTCTATTTTTAAGAATTCTTTCAAAAATTCTACTATCAAAATTTATTTCTGGTTTGTTCATTAATATTTCTATCATAGAAATCATCAAAACATCTTGAATAAAATAACTATTTACTAATGAATAAATAGGCAAATCTACTTGTTCTCTATTATAAAAAAGTAAGGCTTTTTTGAAAGTATCATAAAACCTTCCTATTTTTTCGTTTAAATCTTCTTCTTCATTATTTATCTCACTGTTTATGTCACCAATAGCAGTATCATCAAAATCTATGGTGGCTATATTCATATCTTCTGTTAACCCATTTTTTAGTTGTTGGAAAATTCCTTTTATTTCTTGTGCTTTTGCGTCTACTGATTCTGCCGTTAGTGCTGCTTCTACTGCTGGTGCTGCAGTTTGTTGTTGTGCTGCTGCTTTTTCTACTACGTTTGCTGCCAACGTGTGTGATAGCGGTGGTAATTTTACACCTACAAGAGGGTTTCTGGAATGCTCATTACCATTCGAAATTAGGTGAACCTGATGCTGCTGCGATTCACGACCAACGTGTCCACCATTTACAACAGTATTTTCATTTTCATCATAGTCCCTACTACTCCCCATATAACCAACTACTTCTAATCGGTTGTAATCAATATAGTCAACTACTCCTTGAACAATCGCAATAAAAGACCTAAAATTTTCAGCTTTACCTCTGGTAAGCATACCTGAATGGATTTCATCCTTGGCTAAATCAAATGCCTTAAAAAAATCGGCTATGGTTAAAAAATCAAATGAAGTATCTGCTTGAGGTTTAAACAGATTTGCGGTTAAACAAATAGAATCATAGGTATCAAAATCTTCATAATTGCGAAGAATATCTTCATCATAACCTCCTTCCATTATATTTTTATTTCCTCCAAATTGAATATAACTTTTTTTCATAAAACCACCGTTTTGTCGAGATGGAATGTTTGTAATTCTTTCAAAAGCCCTATTTAATTTACCCATTCTTTTTCGATTACCACTTGGGTTCCAGTCGTGACATGGGTCATGTGCAAGTAAATTACACCACATAAAATTTCCTGCCTCTTTTGTCAGTTTAACTGTAGTTGATTTTGCTCCATCAACTGTAGTTGATTTTGCTCCATCAACTGTAGTTGAATTTGCTCCTTTAACTGATGGTGCTTTTTTTGTTTTGGAATAGCCCTTAACCTTATAAGCTCCTTTTTTGTTATAGGCTTTTTTTTTTGTTGTAGGCATTCTTTAGTATATATATATAACAAGATTGTAAAAATATTGTTAAATATTCAAAAGTGTAAAATTTGTAAATGGTGTGAATGAAATATTATAGACTCAAAGATTCAAGATTAAAAAATCATGTACCATTTGATATTTTTGTATGTATTTTGTATTTTGTATTGTGTTTTTTTAGGTTTTAGGGTTTAGGCTTTGGCTTTAGTCTTCTTTATCATTTTTCCTTTTTCGATTCTACCGAGGATTCAAAGAATCCCCATGATTTTTCACGCTTGAGTGGGACAAACAACGTCCATGTATTACTTTGTGTTGCTTTTGAATCACACGGAAGTTGTACACGATGGAGATGATGTTTGCTTTTGTATTGAACGTGACCAGGGTTTCTCCAAAATCGTGCAAGTGATTTACCACTGTTTTCTCCGCCAGATACGGAGCCAAGTGTGGATGAATCTACAAACATATGCTCCCAATACCCTCCACTTAAGATACATGTAATATAGTCCCATGGGTGGTCATGAAGATTATTTTCGTCATCAGATTTGACAAAATGGTGAACAAAGACGTTGCATGGAAATTTTTCATCGCGGTCTTTGAGGAATACATAATATCTATGTAAATATGGGTCATTATTATTCTTGTCAAGAATAGTGCGTTTGCGATTAGTGTATCGCATGAACGCTTCCCAAATAGCGAAAAGCCCGCTGTATATGAGATAAGAAGCACCCAAAATGATAGTCAACAGTAGTGAACAACCAATCTCCAAAACAATTCCAATAAAATGACATATGTTTGCACGCGAAAAGGTCTCGTGTTTGATGGCGTATGCTTTACAATTATGGTAGACTGCGTGAATCTTATTTGTGACATATGTTGAAATAGACTTGATATGGGTGCGAGTATCAAACATGTGACTTGACATTGTTGTAATAAGTGTTGTTGGTCTCTGTGATATGTATGCTTATATTGTGTTGATATAGGAATACATACGTAAATTCATTTCAATTTTTTGTAAAATGTGTCAGTTCATGCAAGTCAGTTAGATTTTGGACGAGTAATCACAATACCTACACCAACAAGCATAAATGCGGAAAGTGTAAATAAAAGAAAGCGTTCGTAGTTATATTCCAAACGTTCATTTGAATCAACGCCTTTGTGACGTAGATGTTGAATCACTTTATTGATTTTATCATCATTAGAAAGGGGTATATTTTCTTCTTGGCGAACATATTTGGTGTAGTCAATCATCTAATTATTAGTATATATTGCTGTGATATTTTTATTTGAGTGATGGTATACTTCGACACTATATCAAAAATATTCAGAAACAGAAATGATATACAAAAGAATAATTGAAATTATTTAAATAGATTCTATCAGATAATAAATTAAATGTTCTCTACATTACTTTTATTTACTCTTTTTGCCGTTATCAACGGAGAAGAATATAAAGCAGTTGATGAAGTTGACCTCACCAAATATATGGGGAAGTGGTACCAAGTATATGGCGACGGATTCAATAATATTTTTCAAGGGGGTGGACATTGTTCCACCGCCGATTATAGTTTATTAGAAGATGGTCGTGTTTCAGTTTTGAACAAACAACTTGACGAAAACGATAAAATTGACGGCATTACAGGATTTGCGTATTATAGTGAAGGTGATTGTTGTGGATATCTAACTGTAGAACTAAAAGATTTGAAGCCAGCGCCTTATTGGATATTAGAATTAGGACCGATTGTTTCAGATAATTATCAATATTCTATTGTATCGGATAATTTGGCGCTATCTCTTTTTGTATTAGCAAGAGATGTTGATGAATTTTATAAATTCTATGATTCAACTGTATTGAACTCTTTGAAGGAATTTGGATTTACAAAACCATGGAATTCACCCAAGACGATGAATCAAACCGAATGTGTTTTTTAAATTTGTTAGAAAAATGTAAGGTTGTAATTGTTTTGTAGTTTTTGTAGGTTTTGTTTGGTGACTATAAGGTTGGTTCGGGAGGCTGAGGATTTTACTGGTAATTTGATGATGATTCAAGTGGGAAGAATATGGTTTGATATTTGTAAATTGATTCCTTGTTGAGCGTATTCGGAACGGCAAGACGGACAGTGAGAACCCATTGCTGTCTGAAAATGTTTGAAAATACAGTCGCAACAAAACTGGTGTCCACATCTCAATATGGCTTTATTTGTTTCACCAAGTGACTCCATACAAATGGCACACTCGTGCGCTTCATATGCGCATTGAACAGGGTCCACCAGCCGCGAATGTTGAAATATTAGTTTCTCTCTGTCTGGTTCTTCAATACCATGTTCAGCTGAAGTATCAATGTTGTCGTTGATGTTAGGTGTGTTGTCCATTGGGTTTATGTTTTCATTATTGGTGGTAATAGTGGTGTGGTTGATGTCATTGGTGTTTTCGTTCATGACATCAATCACTGGAGATGGAACATTGTCTTCGTCGCCGTATTCACTAACAGTGTCGTAATCATACTCGATGTCGTTGCTCCCATTTGGTGGAGAGCCATCTGGGGTGGTTGGAATGACAAGTTCGACTGAATTGTTGGCTGTGTGTAAGGGTTGATTCATGTCTTGAATAGAGCTGACCAGTTCGCGAGTGATATGTCGTGATGTTTCCATGTTGGTATGCGGACGGGATGAGGAATATCCAAATACATGTCGAGTGTAGTTCATGTAATAGTCATAACCAGATTGTCCACAATATTCATGGGTCGCAATTAAGTAACGGTCATTGTAAATATGTGCTGATAATTTGCGCATACGAATCCGATATATTTCCGCAGGGGGTGTGAGTGTCACCTCCCATAGTGTTTGATTTTTAGTGTTTTCAATGATGTAAGGAAGTATTGTGATATTTTCAATGTTAATCCTGTCGTCAAGATAAAGACTCGGATAGCACAATTTATGAAACTTGTATAGCATTTTAATGACACGTTTCTGTCTGGCATCGTAATAGGCACTTGTGAGGTCAAATGTCCATCCGATAGATGAAGGTTCATGACCGTCGGGGGATTTGAACCAATCACTTGCTTGTCGAGGATTCGATCGTGAATCAGTATTGCAGTTGAATATTTCTGTAGCACGGTCGATGGCGGCTATTGGGCATGCCGTGATTGAGCGGTGGTCACTGTCGCAGCGGCAATAGGTGCAGGGCATTATGTGGGCTTTTCAAGTGTATCCGTCTATGTTATTGTACTTGATATGGATTGTCAAGTATTTGAAATCAATTTTATATGGGTTTTGTGTATAATGAGTGAAAATGAGTGAAAATAAGGCATTACATTGTAAGATGGTTCTGATTCTATTTTATCATGTGGTTTGAGTTGTAATGTACCTATACATAATATTCACTAATATACATATACAATTCATGTTTCCAAATTTGAATAATACGGGAAATATGAATCAAAAATATTATGATATATTAGGCTTGACACCTGGGTGTTGTCAGGATGATATCAGAAAAACGTACAAAAAGTTAGCCCTAAAGTATCATCCTGATAAAAATAAAGAGGATGGGGCTCAAGATAAATTCAAAGCAATTGCGGAGGCCTATGAAATATTGACCCATAAAGCAGCCGCACCACGCTCCCAACCACAACCTCGTCCACAGGCAGCTCCCCGAAGAACTCATGTATTCATGAGAAGTCAACCCAAAAACCCGTTTGATTTGTTCAAAGAGTTATTTGGCGAGGATGTGCGAACGCAACATGTATTCCAAAATATGCATCATGTGCGTCCACAAACCCCAAATACTACACCGCCTACGCACTTATTCAATGGTGCTCAAAAGAACCTTGTTTCTGCGAAGTGTCAGCATCAAATACGTGTAGCAAATGGGAAAAAAATCGAAACTGTGATTGAGAAATCAAATGGACAAGAAAAACGAATACTGATTGAAACCGATTTACGTACTGGTCAACGTCGTATCCAACAATTTGTTAGAGCCGTACAATCATAGGTGAGGTGGTATATGTGATGTGATATATGAATCTGGAAGCTAACATCTGAAAGCGACCATCTGAAATCTGAAATCTAAAAGGACAACAAAGGTGTCACAAGAATGATAAGCGCAATGTATTGAATCGCTTTACTGAATAATGATGTGGATTCTTGATTTGTCAAATAAATGGTAAGTGCAAGTAGCATGAGCGTAACAAGTAAATAGAGTACATATGATGTAAACAGGTAATTTTGTCGCATATGATGTTCTTCTTGCCTTGCGTGCAATGTGGGTACATCTTGTTTATATTGCTTATTCATTGTATATATAGATAAGCAATATAATTGTTTTCAAAAACCAATTTTTAACCATATGTTTCCATAGCAATCAATGCTGCCATGATTCCAATACCTCCAGTCAGAAAATAGCCATAGTGCGTATTGTATGTGTATACGTATTTCTTATCCCGAAGAAGTTGTTGGTATTTTCCATCACGTGTTTCACGAAGAAGCCGATTTTGAATATGTGTTATCGTTTGCTGCATACTACCACTTTTACTCATTTCTGATGCAGTGTTACTATTATCACCTGTAACTTGAGCAGCAGTGTCATTTCGGTCACTTGAAGAATTCGTATTAAGCAACTTTTTTGTTGCCTCTTTGTTTATAAACTCGGCATTAAAACTGTCAGTATATAGATTGTTTGCCATCAATTCGTAATTTATGTATTGTTGTTTGATTTGCTCCTTAGACTCATCAAGTTCTATTTTCAAGTTGAAGTCACATGATAATGGGTTTTCAGTAAATCGTGAAATGGCATATTTTAGAATATCAATATTTGATTTCAGTTCATCCATAATTTTAGAAACTTTTCTGTCATATTCTTCAGGTGTTTGTATTTCGTTGAATTGTTGAACAAGTTTACCAAAAGGGGAGTCAGGATTTACGGTGTCTTCATTTACATCGGCATCTGGCGTTTGTTCAACTCTTTTCCAAAAGTCATTTTCTTCGAGAAGATATCTTTCGTCAACTGCCTTTTCAGCTTCTTCTTCTTCAATGCGTCTTTTTTCTTCCAGTTTTTCCATAGCTAACTCGAGCATTGCTGCTTCACGACGTTTTGCTTCTTCGGCTGCAATGAGTGCTTCTTGTCGTTTTTGAATAGCTTCATTTTCTTCGCGTATTTTCCTTTCCTCTTCAGCCCTTTGTGCTTCCTCTTCAGCCCTTTGTGCTTTCTCTTCAGCCTCTTGAGCCTTGATTCTATTGGTCACTTTTTTCAGATTTATTTTCTTTGATTTTGCACCTTCAAATGTATTGAAAAATGAGTATAGCATGTGTATTATATTACAACCATATTATTATTTCAGGACAAGTTCGAATCAAACAGGATTCTTCAATATACATGAAGATACATCAAAATACAAGATATTTTACACGATTTCACAAAGATTCAGAGAAGAATTGAATGTGGTCAATTCAGGACAGCATTCAGGTCCACTGCATTTTTCAGGTTCATTCGGTTCGGGTTCATCTATAGGGTTGTTTTCATCTGTCGCCGTTATAATACCATGTTTGCCACCTGGGAAATCGTATTTTTCAAAATCACGACCGTTACGAATGGACAAATCGTAATACACTCCAATGAAATATATGGTAACAGATAATACATAAAACAGTGAAATCCAAACACCAATTTGTCTCGGAATTAATCCTATATTCATAAGGTGGAACCAAAACAAGAAAAGTGCAATAAAAATACAGAAAATGATGACAAAGTATGTATATGATTTATATTGATGTTTGAAATAGTTTTGGATTTCATTGTTACGTATATTATTTTCGATAGCCTCATTTGGGTCAACTGTGTAGGAATCCTTAATTTCATCATGTGCCTTTAACAGCCTTACATATTCCATTGTTTGACGCTCTAAATATTTATCATATTGATGGGTTGTTCTCATTTGATAATACTATATATTATGTTGTTAGAATAAATCCATTTGTCTGTCATGATGTATCACGATGATTATACGGAACATCATGACTGCATATCAGAAGACTAACATGAAATAAGATGAGAATATCAAAGAAAATTGATTGTGAAATGGTATAAACAGTAAATACAACAAAATATATACATCATGTCAAGTCCGAAGAAAGTATCAACGTCGCAAAAAGCACTTGCGCAAAAGTACCAGAAAAAGACAGATAAACAGCATATTTTGGACAATCCTGATACTTACATTGGGTCAGTTGAGAATGTTCAACAGCATATGCATATTTATGACGAAGAAACAAAGACGATTGTGTTGAAAGAGATGGAGTTGATTCCAGGATTATACAAGCTCTTTGATGAGGGAATTGTGAATTCACGTGACCATGTGATTCGTATGGACCAGAAGATTCTATCAGATGGGGGTACGAACAAAGAGATTGATGGTGTAGACACCATTGTGAATTATCCAGTCACACACATCGATATTCATATAAATGAAGACGATTCCATCACCATGGTGAATGATGGAAATGGTATTGATATTGAGAAGCATCCAGAATATGATATTTGGATTCCAGAAATGATTTTCGGTCATTTGCGTACATCTACAAATTATGACAAAACAGAGAAAAAGATAGTGGGTGGTAAGAATGGGTTCGGTTTTAAGCTGGTGCTTATTTGGTCCTCATCAGGTTCCATTGAGACAGTTGACCATATTCGTAAACTAAAATACATTCAACATTTCAATGACAACCTGGATGTCATTGAGCCTCCTAAAATTACAAAATGCACCACATCGAAACCGTATACTAAAATCACATTTAAGCCCGATTATAAACGATTTGGAATGGAAAATGGGCTAACCACAGACTTGAAGAACCTATTCATCAAGCGTATATATGATATTGCGGCCATTACAAAGAAGAACATAAAAGTAACATATAATAAGAGTGTTTTGCCTGTGAAGACATTCCAGCAATATATTGACCTTTACATTGGTCCAAAGGAATCCCATCCGCGTGTGTATGAGGAGTGTAATGAGCGGTGGTCGTTTGCGGCATGCGTCAGTCCTGTTGACGAATTTAGCGCGGTGAGTTTCGTAAATGGCATTTACACAAGCAAAGGTGGAAAGCATGTTGAATACATCACAAATCAAATCACGAAGAAACTTATTACATATATTGAGAAGAAGAAGAAAGTAACGGTAAGTGCAACGGCAATCAAAGAACAAATCATGTTATTTGTGCGATGTGATATTGAGAATCCCGCGTTTGACAGTCAGACAAAGGATTACATGAATACACCTGTTTCCAAATTTGGCTCGACGTGTAATGTCAGCGACAAGTTTATTGAAAAATTAGCAAAACTCGGTATTATGGAATCGGCATGTGCTATTCACGAGATCAAAGAAAACAAATCTGTGAAGAAAAGTGATGGGTCGAAGTCGAAGAGTGTGCGCGGTATACCAAAATTGGTGGACGCCAATTGGGCGGGTGGTGCAAAGTCACATGAATGTACAATCATCTTTTGTGAGGGAGATTCAGCAAAGGCGGGTATTGTATCTGGGCTTTCTTCAGATGACCGAAATAGTATTGGTGTGTATCCCATGAAGGGTAAAATCCTGAATGTACGTGGTGAAATTGCAAAGAAGGTGTCGGAAAACAAGGAAATTATTGAAATCAAGAAAATCCTCGGTCTTGAGGCAAATAAGGTATACGATTCACCTGAAAGCATCAAGAAGCATTTGCGTTATGGAAAGGTGCTTTTCATGACCGACCAGGATTTGGATGGCAGTCATATTAAGGGACTCGGTATCAACTTGTTCCAATGTCAGTGGAATCAACTATCGAAAATTCCCCAGTTTATGGGGTTTATGAATACTCCCATTTTGAAAGCAAAGAAAGGCAACAAGACTTTGTTGTTTTACAATGATGGTGAGTATGAAGAATGGAAGTCGGAAAATGATACCAAGGGGTGGAAAGTCAAGTATTACAAAGGTTTGGGTACTTCTACAGGTTCGGAGTTCAAAGAATATTTTCAAAACAAGAAGATTGTCTATTTCAACCACAATGGAGATGATTGCGACAATGCAGTAGATATGGTGTTCAATAAGAAACGTTCCGATGACCGAAAGGACTGGTTAGGTAATTACGACCGCAAAGCCTATTTGGATACTAATTGTGATTCAGTCACTTATCGTGAATTCATCAATAAAGAAATGATTCACTTTTCGAAATATGATTGCGAACGTTCTATACCAAATCTAATGGATGGGTTGAAAATCAGTCTTCGTAAAATCTTGTTCAGTGCTTTCAAAAAGAACCTTACACAAGAAATTAAGGTGGCACAATTTAGTGGGTATGTGTCAGAACATTCTGGGTATCATCATGGTGAAGCAAGTTTGAATGCGGCAATTGTTGGATTAGCTCAGAACTATGTTGGGTCAAACAACATCAACTTGTTCATGCCTAATGGTCAGTTTGGAACACGACTTCAGGGCGGAAAAGACTCTGCCTCGGAGAGATACATCTTCACTCAATTGAATAAAATCACACGTCATATATTTCCAAGTGCGGATGATGCTATTTTGGAATATTTGGATGACGATGGGTTGAGTGTTGAGCCGCGATTTTATGCACCCATTATTCCTATGATTTTGGTAAATGGTTCAAAGGGGATTGGTACAGGATTCAGTACTGATATATTACCTCATAATCCGCTGGATATCATCAAATATATCAAACTGAAACTTGAAAATAAGCCATATCATAATGTGATTGATTTCCAGCCATATTTCAATGGGTTTACAGGAGGGATTATGAAAGTAAGTAGCAACAAGTATTTATTGACAGGAAAGTACTCCTGTAATGGGTAAGAATAAAATTCGTGTGACAGAACTCCCTGTAGGATTTTGGACGGATGATTTCAAGCAGCATCTTGAAAATCTTGCATCGAATGTTGATAAAAATGGCAAGAAAATACAGCCCATAGTCAAAGACATAGATGATATGAGTAAAACAACGAATGTCGACTTTGTAGTGACGTTTCATGGTGACCGCCTCCAGATTTTGGAAAGTAATACCTGTGATAATGGGTGTAATGGATTGGAAAAAACATTGAAACTCTACAGTACAGTGACGACTTCAAATATGCACATGTTTGATGCGAATGACAAGCTCAAGAAATACGAGAATATTGAACATATTATCGATGATTACTTTGATGTGCGTCTTGAAATGTATCAAACTCGTAAGTCCCATATGATAAAAGTACGCACATATGAATGTAGTATATTGGAAAACAAAGCACGGTATATTACTGAAATTCTCAATGAAACCATTGACCTCCGTAAGAAGAAGAAGGATGTCATTATACAATTGTTGAAATCGAAGAACTATACTGTGTTTGATAATGATGAAGAGTATAAGTATTTGTTGAAAATGTCGATGGACAGTGTGAGTGAGGAGAATGTTGAAAAACTCACCAAGGAATTCAATGAGAAAATGGAAGAGCTTAACCTTATCAAATCGACAAGCATTGAACACATGTGGCTACATGAATTACAAACGCTTAAGCAAATGTATGTGAAATCGCAGAAATAATTACACAAGAAAACACATTGTCAATGGTAACAAAGTAGCATAGTACATACAGTCCTTTGTACTTTTTTCATGCTCTTATTTTTCAGATTATGACATAACGATATCATAACTATGTCATAAGCATTGTATTTACAATAAAATTGAATTTGTTTCGTGAATTATATATGTAGTACAAACTACATATACAACAATGGAATCTTCAAATGACAACGTCCATATTATCACTGTTTCGAGTAATACATGTCAATGCACATGCGACCAAATATCTCATGCGGAGGCGGAAGAAACAAAGAGTGACGTATCTACACTCCAACCAGAAGTGAAAATTGCAAATAATAATAATACAAAAGAGATGGAAACATTTGAGTGCTAGTATTTGTTTGGAAACAAAATCAAAATCCCAGAACTACATTATTACTCAATGTAAGCATGAATTTTGCTCAACCTGTTTATTGAAACACATGAGTAAAAAGAATGCGTGTCCGTTGTGTCGCAGCGAGTTGGTCTCTTCCAATATGAATCATTTTGTTCCTTTAAATTTGCGCGAGGCGTCTGAAATAACACGTGTTACATTTGACAATATGTCATTTGAGTCTGAATTCAATGCTATTATTGCGTTCAATGACATTGAAATATTGGAAAGTACAATTAAGACGGTGACGTTACAATGTATTCGAAATATTCTTCAAGCACAGCGAACACGAAATAATCTTGTGAGAAGTGCCCGTTCAAATACTGCAACATCACATCATAGCGACGAATATTTGATGCGAATGGCTCTCCAACAATACTTAGATATGTTAGACAACAATGGTGGACCTATATAACCTATATAAATAGTTCAAGGTCCAAGGGTGTATATGACTTTATTGAAAGCCAATTTTGGGTTGAAGTTGATTTGTGATGCGACTGAGTACAGGTGGAGCCATTGGTTCAGATATGGTGCTAATGTCGCGTTTATACTTCATATAAGCAACCGTTTCATTATACGCTTTTTTTACTAAATACTCCAAGACAATATCATTCAATGTAGCAATTTGACCACGAATATTATCGACGTTATGTTGTGCATGTTCTAAGAATACACTGCGCATGACCATTTGTATGACGGTTGAATCTTGGCGGTCAATGACATATTTTCCTTGTGACATATCGTAAACACCTTTGCGAAGCCCATTTTGTATGATATCTTGATTTTCTTTTGAGAAAAATGCGACGCTTAACATGGTATTTTGAATTTCACCTTGAAGGGCATTATTGTAATCATTCGATTTGACAGGAATGCGGTCTTGCATCAAGAAAGCATTTTCATGATTGTCCATAGTGATTGCGTTTTCATTTGCTGATTTTGTCATCAGATTAATACGTCCATTGTATAGCGAAGGGGGTTTCTCATAATCATTATCATTTGGATTGTAGTTCATATTTGATATATTCTATGTATAAAAAAAAACTCACCATACTATATATTATGGGATTCCGTCTTACTGTTATTGTTGTAGCCATTATTATACTTATTGCCCTATTAATTTTGACAGCATATATATTATCCAAGCAACAAAAAGCAAAGAATATGAAAGCCAAATTATCACATGGAACATGTCCCGATTTTTGGAGTGAAAAACAATCCCGTGATAAGATGGATGACGATGTAGAAGAAGAAGATGATACTAAGCCCTATGGTGTCGAAGTATGCCATAATACAAATAAACTTGGTACTCCAATTGTTGAGGTCATGGACTTCAAAGATGAACAATTTGCTGGTCCTAAAGGGTTATGTAACAAGAAGAAATGGGCGAATAAACATGGTTTGACCTGGGATGGTATTACAAACCAAAGTTTGAAAGGATGTTGAATATGAATATCTGAATATCTGAATATCTGAATAAATATGCGAACATACACTTTGTGTTCACATGTTTGACGAACGTATACAATATTTTGTTCCCACTATATCATATACACACACATGTATCATGAAGATAGAAATCAAAACAGACTCCAAGACAAAGACCATATACACCAAATACACCAAATACACCAACCACACCAAATACACCAAACACATTCAATTGTTGAATACTTTGATATGTTGACTCGTGATATTCAGCGTCATATCCTTTTGTATATATATGACTTGTTTATCGAACGGTTTCACTATGATGCTTTTCGAAAATCCCTTATATATGCATGTCGAATATTGTCAACTTCAAATTACATTTATTCTTATTATCCAACCACTATGCATCTTTTCTCTCCACAACATCGAATACGGAAAAGGTATACCATATGCTAAATTGTTAATTAAACAAAATAGTCATTTGATACTTAATGAATTTACAAAACACTTTCATAAAACACTGTTAGAGAGAAAGAAACTCACTCTTAACCAAAAACGATTTGATTCAATACATGCATATTTGATATATGTTTGTCATCAGTACAATAAACCACTCTACATTCAATTGATGTCATCGTACAAATAGTGAACACTTATAATATTCAAATATACAGTTAAAAACTACGCAAGTACATAGGTATAGTATACGGTATTGATGAGTAAATCAAAAGCAAAAGCAACCCCAAAACCAAAGCCAAAATCAAAGCAAACTCCAAAAGCAAAGGCATTGACAACACCATCATCATCATCAATACCAATACCATTACCAATAGAATACAGATACAGATAAAGACAAAGACACCTATGATTTAGACGCTGAATTTTCAAATATTCAAGACCGCGAAAGTATAGAATCCACCATTGTGTCATTTCTCAAACATTTCGAGAAAAACAAAACCGACCTATCTATATCACGCGGCGTGTATTTGCATGGAGAACATGGTATTGGAAAGACAACATTCATCAAGCGAATACTGAAACGTGCAAATATGGATAGTGTATGGTATTCGTCATGTGATGTGCGAAACAAGGCTTTCATGGAAAATTTATGTAAGAACAATTTATCGAATCACAGTGTTGTTTCATTGTTTCATAAAGAAAAGAAACCAATTGTTATTGTCATGGATGATATTGATGGTATGGTAACAAGTGATAAAAATGGTGTAGGTATTCTTGTGAAAATGTTACGTGCAAAGAAGACGAAACGCCAAAAAACGGAAGAAATGCTTTACAATCCCATTATTTGTATTGGAAATGACAAAGAGGAAAAGAAAATCAAAGAAATAAAGAAAGCGTGTCTTCATGTAGAATTTCCATCACCAACAAAACAAGACATGGAGCACATTATGAAAGTGAATTACAACATACCGCTCCCAGTATATTGACGTGTTTCATGAATTATGTCAAAATGATTTAAGAAAGTTACGTCATATTGCTGGTATTTTTAACGAGGACCCTCAACATTTCCAAAGTAATTCAACACCGTCCATCATTCAAAGCTTGAAAACGCCTACGGTAGAATCTAAAGATATAGTTCGCCAGTTTATGAAGACCTATATACCGATTCAATGTCACAATGATGTGGTGAATGAGAATGAACGTACAATCGTCGGTCTTCTATGGCACGAGAACATAATCACGTCGTTTCAAAAAACACTTCAACATCTTGAAAAATCAACTCAAAATGATAGTTCATGTCCTGTACTCAAAAACGTGATATATAACTACTTTGATATGTATCGAAAGATGCTTGAGTTCTTTTGTTTCTCGGATTTTATTGACCGTATTACATTTCAAAAGCAAATTTGGGAGTTCAACGAAATCACATCATTATTAAAACTTGGATATGGTTCACGAGTCCTTCATACACAACTCAATGAAAACTCATGTAAGTTGCACATACCCAAGGAGATTCAGTTCACTAAAATTCTCACTAAATATTCCAATGAATTCAACAACCTTACCCTTGTGAATACTATATGTGAAAATCTATGCTTGACACGTCGAGATGTATATACATTATTCCATTATTACAAGACATACAATTGTGAAGATACAGTCAAACTACAAGAGTATAATATAAATACGTTAGAATCAACACGTATATACAAAATGATTGAGAAATTTCAAACAGAACATTATAATACGGCACAGAGTGACGAAAATGAATAAGAAATAAATGAAAAATGAATTTGTATGAAACATTCAAGATAATTTCATACAAATCAAGTGATGATGTGTATTGTATTTGTTTTTGTCTATATTTATGGGGGGGGTGATGCTTTGATATGTTGGTGCAAATGGTCAACTACGTTCGAATTGTCAGTACCTTGGCATTCAATTGGATGTTTTCATCGACAACCGAGTTATGTTTTGTTTCAAGTGCATTATACTTTTCTTCCAGTTCTTTATATTTGGCAGAAAGTAAATTATACTTTGCAATGAAATCCTTTGCGGATTCGGTGTATTTTTCCGTAACATTTTGTAGTTCTTTTCGTGTAAGGTCATATAAATGAACTACCTCACCCATAGTTGCTTCGCGTTCAGTACCGCTATTATGGTCTTGAATTTTGAGGCGTTTACCATTGATTTGAGCTTGCTCTATCATTTTCTTTTGCAATGCCTCACGTTCAATGCGAATTTGTTCTGTTTGTTTTATCACATCAGGCTTATACTTAGGTTGTCCTGGTTCATATGCTTCAAGAAGTTTGTCAATATCGTCCATGAAAAATTTACGGATGGCATCATCTTTTACAAATGATTTTACATCGTAATCAGTGAATTTCGTCACTTTTGGGTTCGGATTGTCAAGTAATTTGCGTTTATCAAATGTATTGTGGTCGTGACTAAACACTAAAATGGTTTGTCTTGGGTCTAATTGGACAAAAGGAACCGTATAATTTTTCAAGAAATGCTTTTCCTCGGCCAAACAGGCATCATTATCATACGTTGAATTCTCAATCATTTCACGTCGAAACGCGAATGTTCCAGCAGTACCATGATTTGGACCATATGGACCAAACTCCACAATTTTGCCAATATGCTTAAAGTGAACATGAATAATACTTGACCCTGCACAAAGGGCTTTAGGATGTGTTTGTAGCATTTTCACAGCATGTTCAATACGTGTAGGGGGGATAGTAATCGTCATCGTCCATATATACAATAAAAGCCCCTGTTGTTTTGGTGTGCATTAAATTTCGTTTGCGTCCAAGCGACATTTTTTCGTCATATTTGAAGTATTTGATTTGTGGAATATTCGATGATTCTATCATGTCTTCTATTTTGTCAGTACCATCGTCGATGATAATCCATTCTATACGCGATTTAGGATACGTTTGATGACGAAAGCAATTAAACATATTTTCTATGAAGGGTCGTCGATTGAAGGTCGGCGTGCATATACTGACAAACGGGTAACTACTTGCAGGCTTTTCTTTTTTCTTGTTGGCTTGCTTTTTACGACCCATAAATTTATAGTTATACAACAAAATATAAATTTATGTTTAACTCAATTCACCATGATATCATTTTATGAGAATCGAAACGATTAAAGCCAAGAGAAGACCTTTTTTCGGAGGGCGTTTTTACTAAACAAATAATACGGGAATTCGAAACGTTTATAGGTGTATAAACTTATTGTAATTATAACTAATGTGGACATCAATGCGACCCATGGATTATCTCGAGCTTGTTTGAGAGTGCTTGAGATTCCATTGAGAGTATTGTTTTCTTTCAACATGACAAATTGTACTAACATCATAACAATAAATAAGGCTGCAACAAATACATCCAATGTATACGCCGAAATAAAAGTCATCATTAAGAACCATACTGCTGTAAGTGTCGGTAATTTCATTTCAAATGCCTTTTTGATGTAACTCCATCCCCTCAATGGTTGAGGGTCAGGGTTGATTTTTTCGTGAAAGGGGTGTGTTCTTTCAACTGTTTCAAAGAAAGGATATATGAACAAGAAGAACGTTAGGAGTGTTGTTTGTACAAGACCTAAAAAGAGTGATATGAACGACACGCCATATTTATTCATTGGTGTAAAGAAAAGAATAATCACCATAATCATCGCAATGAATTGTACTGGAGCAGTGGTGAATCCCATGAAGCCAAGGGGTAAAAGTGTCGATAAGTTATAGAATCCGCCAATTGTATGACTCAGTGGTCCATATAATGACGCCATGGCCATGATAGCAATATTTGTAATAGGCATTACCCAAAACGCAACCGATGGGTCCATTGCCAATAAATATAAATTGAGGAAACGACGTCCGTGCATGTATGAAAATTTCATAATATCGAGGAACCAGTTACCGAGTGTCGTATGAATACTTGGTACTACTAATTCAACTGCATCGGATACCTTATTTTGTAAATCATCATAAAGCCCACCACTATCACAGAATGCGTTATATGGCAACCCATAATCTTCTAATGATTTTAAGACATATTCTTGGAACGACTCGTATGTATTTTCTTCGCATCCAACAATATTTTTGGAGTTATAAGGTTGTCCAGCAGGGTGTATGCCACTGAGACCACCTGATGCATACATACATTGGGATAAATATTCATTGATTGCTCCTGAAAACCCATATGCAAAGACAACTGTTGTGCCAACAAGTGCATTATTGACAAATTTTCTCACCTTTCCTCTTAATTTAATATTAAATGGTTTCAAAAAGATGTTGATATCAATACCATACTTCGTCCTTAACTTATTTATATTCTGAATACCTTTCTTCGATAGTTTTGACTTTGCCTTTCTTTTCTTTCTCTTTTTTTTCTTTTTCTTACTTTTGGCACCTTCTTGCAAGTCGATGCTATTTATATATTGAATAGCCATCAAACCTATCAGTGAAACAAATACTATCCAAAACAAGAACGACTTCTTTTGATTAGAAAATAAATTGGTTATGAATTGCTTTAATGCCATCTACTGATATATTTACGGGACAAAAAAATAGAAATAGTTTTTTCTATTGTTATATCATAGTATAATGACAAAATATATGAATTCCTTGTTATTCATAACTCTTTTGTTGGCATGTTTGTATCTCTTTTTTTCGGCACTTTATCCAGAAACATTACAAAAAATATATGACCCATTAAATGCAATTATGGATTTATTACAACATACCAAGGAGGCAAATAATTCAAGGGAACATTCATTGAAGAACAAATTTGAAGATATCAAAGTATCTCATGACCAATCACCTCAACGATTTACAGGATTCTTCACCGAAGTGCCTCACCATGATGTGAAAGAGGTTGAATTGTAAGATGGACAGTGGCAAGTAAAAAGGATGAACCCAATCAAAAACCTCTCCAATTGAGCAGATAATAATGAATATGAACATCAATATGAATATCAATATGAATATCAATCAAAATGAATATCAATACAATCAAAATGGATTGTTTTGATATGAAAGACTCTAACCTGATTGAAAGTCAAACACACATTAATGTCACTCAATATGCTTTGGCTTTGTCATTGGGTAGAAGATATCGAGTATTTGACTATCGTGCAAACATAAGCCCACATGTACCAGCACTGATTCGGATGACATTATATTTCTCTTCAAATAAGGTTAAATCATATGTGTATTTGTAAATATTCCAATCGGATTTGTTGACACCAATAATATTGCCATTATCATCACAAATCGTAAGCACTTTTGCGTTTTCATCAAGTGGTGGCAAATACGTTGTAAATTCAAGTTCAATTGTTTTGAATTTGTTCAAATTGATGGCCCCCGATGGCTGGTATTCGTGAGGATTGGTTTGTAAACAAAAGTTGTAGTAGTATGTACCATCGTTTCCATCACCAGACGAACGTGAATATGGCTCAATGTACTCATAAATACCAAAATCCATTTTATTTTCACGATAGTTACCTTCAAACTTGATTCCCATTTCATTCATGATATGTTTACGATTATCCGCACTAAAATCGCCAGTAAATGTATTATATGAAGGCACGGGATTACCGCCATTTGGGTTTGTACCAGGACCAATACCATCTGTAATATCGACGGATTCCCCATTTGCATTCGTAACAGTTGTGAGGTCATAACCAGTGTATTGATATGTACCTGCTAATGACGCGTACTCTACATTGTTGGGAATATAATTGTAAGGCCAATTCGAATAGTTATTCCATTCATTCCTTAAGTTGACGTCATTGCGTCTGAAGAACCACATCATGCTTGACACAAGACCACTTGTTTCAAGTTTCACTACTTTACTGCCGACAATGTTTTGATGGTCATGTTGTTGAATATCTTTGATAAGAAATTCATGTGTGGAACGGGCAAACTGTTGGCGTTCTTCGGTGGATAGAAACCCGTATGTACTCATGAGATGTACTTCGGCATTCCATTCAACACTCTTATTTGTGTAATCATCTTCGGCCAATGCTTCTGATGGTGGTGTTTGAAGAAAACGATACATTTGCATGTATTCTTCGGCAAGTGACGGTTGGACAAGAGGGTAGTTATTCGCCGTATCACCTACATCTTTGATTCGGAAAAGCTCAAAAACAGGACGCAGTGTCACATTTATCACCACTTCATTATATTGAAGGGCCACAAGTGGTAGTGCCAGTTTACTGGAGTGATTGAACCAAAAAGGAATAGGAATATAGAGTTTGCGTCCCATTATGGATGGATGCGCACCGTCTGCATTTGTCGTGTGAACCGCTGATGGATAGTTATTAATTCGTCCGTCTGAATTCGCAGGGTCATTCAGTTCATTGATATTTCCACTCATTTTATGGAATAAATTTTTCTTATTGGTATCATAGTCGCGGTCAACCATATTTCGAATATACGCACCTGAAAATCGTTGCAGTACTTGACCTCCAACGCTCATGCTTATTTCTTTAATCATTTCTGTACCGATGTGGTCAATCCAACGAAATTCGTATCCTCTCCATGATTCATCTGCTTTTTGTGGGGGATATAATGGGCTCCATATATGAGGCAGGGTAACGACTAAATAGGTATCCATGAGTAGGTCACCATATCGTTTTACTTTGAATTCAAAGTGCGATTCTTCATGCATACGAAGTTTTCGCAATCCATCATAATCTAATCTAAATTTCTGCAAACCAAAATTCGTGTGTTTAGCATATTTTGCTTTGAAAAATGTTTTTGTAGGGTTTCCGAACAATATGACATTCTGATTGCCAGTTGCGACCAGATTTAATAAGCCACCCCCTCCAGACATGTATGTATAATATATACCGACGTTATAAATTTATTATGTTTAATTTAAATAATTATAAATATTATGAGTCAAATCATAAAAGCAAATTTACCCGATAATTGTTTGTTTGAGTTATTGGAAAAGATATGCAACAAAGAAGAAGCATATTATATTTTCAACAATGAATCATACAAAAAGGGACAACTATACAATGTATATGAAGAATTTTTAGACGAAATAAAACCACACTATTATAAATCAAAACAGTTTTATGTTGAACGCAATCTATCATTCAAGATGATAGCTACGCTCTTTCGACAAATATGTAATGTGAAAAATATAAAGTATACAAATCACATTAAATACAATAAATCAAACCATGAAGTATATTATCACATCTATTTTCACCCTGACATGGGCATTGAATCGCCTTAAAAATTGAATGCAACTTTCATGTAATCCGCAAGTAAGTAATTGCCTGAAAGAATACCTCCGATGGTTTCACTGGTAAACCACATATATTTATGACGTAACATGATGGCTTCAAATGGAATATGAATACCATAGTATTCTTCGTGAATGTTGCAGTCAGTGCTTTCATTCAATAAGTCTTCCATCATAATGGGCTCCATTTTATCGTTCTTTTGACCAATGTACTTGCCATCAAAGAGATATACTTCTTTAGTTCTCACAAGACTTTTCACATAGTTTTGGAATTGTTCGGTCATATTCATTTCATCTGTATCATCATCGAGTATCATTGTTTCCATCATGTATGCCACTTTACGGAAAACTTCATCGTTCTTGGGTGCTCCGAAAAACTGGAGCATGGGTGTTTTTTCATTTGTAATTTCTGATGAATTATTTTGATATTTCGCATATGTTTCAAAGAAAAATGGTGCACCTGACATAGATACACTGCTTGCGAGTGGCTTCAACGATTTCATGCACACAAATGAAGAAGGAACAACAAGACCACCGTAATGTTCCACCAATTTCAGCATGCCCAACGTACGATACTTATTTTTGGCAGTATATTCAATCTGTTCCATGTCAACACTCCATTTTGGAATGAGTTTGTTGAAACTGTCATCGTCAATCAAACACACATGGAAATCACTTGCATTTTGGTCAATAATACTCTTAATGGTCAAGTACATAAATGGTAAATTCAAATTATCTGTTGAACGGCTATAAAAATCATCCCATATACGGGCATTCTTTGAATAAGGAATGTGAATCCATAAAATGGGCTTGGTTGCTTTGTTAAGTTGTGTTTCATTAATGAACGCTTTTCGGATAATATCATTTTCAGAAGTAAATTCAAGTTTGAGTTCTTCCTTTTCCCTATATTTACCATATAAGTACGCCCCAACACCGAGACTAACAAATGACATTATAAACAAATTCATATTGTGATTACTATTGATTGGCATATGTATATAAGATAACTGTAGAATTTATTTTTAGTTTTGTAACATTTTGAGATGACTCCAAAACAAATCTTGGTTTTTCTGATTTTCTTCGGTTTGCTTCATGAGTTCATATGCAACATTTGTGGCATGAACTGTTTCTTGTTCTCGTTGTCGATGTAGAATTTGCGATGATTGGTCTTCACTGAGCGGGTTGATATTCGTGTTTTTTCGTTCACGTTGAAGTTCAAATACATTGTTGTATTGTTTACGTGATTCATAATCTTCATTTGTCACTGGAATAACGGAAATAGCATGTGCTTGTTTTAGGTCATTTCCGACTAATTGATTCTGATTACACATATATTCGTTAGGTGTCTGGTTTCCGAGAGAGGTCGACCCCGTTGAAAGATGAGCCATGGTATCCTGTAATCCGACATTTTGTAATGCATACATTTCACGTTTATTTGACTTGACTTCATTGATGTAGTCGTGTAACTGATGCCGATTAGATATGTTTGTGTCTACTCTATCATCCTCCGATTTTAACCATTCGCCATGACCATTGTCGTCATCTCTGACATAATATTGGTCAAATAGGCGATTGAACCAATTGTGAAATTTCTCCTTTTTGTTCATGTTCTTGATCATTTCATTGAATGAATGTTCGGATGTTTTATCTGTATTGAATTGAGAATCATATTCCGTATTTTGTCGTGCACATTTCATTTTATTTCGAAATTCATAGATTTGATACACCATTTTATACGCTTTCGAATAAAAGAGGAAATATTCTTTCGGTAATTTAGATTTGTCGGGATGGGTCTTAAGCACAACACGTTTGGCTTGTTTTAATTCTTGTTCTCCAAAGTTGTAATCTAAATGAAAAAGTTGTAATATTTCATTTAAATTGTAGTTTTTTATATTGAGGTCCATATCCATGAAATACACACTACTATATACTATACTCTTTCAAAAAGTTCAACAAAACTCGGCAACAGAGTTTATTCGAGATTTTCGTCTAAGAATCGTTGAATTGCGGCAATGTCGGTACCGCTAATTGAATCATCAGGATAGATTGAATCATTCTCACTATTATAGCAAAGAATCGTAGGAACACCGTTTACC